TTATTGTGGAAGAATTGCCTTGAACTGGTCTACGTTGTCGGAATTGCTAAGCAGAAAATAAATATTTAGTCCGCTGTCAGAGCGGATGCGCAGCCTGCCGTATTCGCAGACAAGGCATTTCTTGTTGTTCTTATAGCGTCGGTCGGGGGAACCATCGGCATTGACCCGGAGCCAAGTTTCTTTGACCACCTTGCTATCCGCCGGTAGATGCTCCTGATCCGTGACACAGTTGACAGAATCGACATTGAAAGAGACCTCCGAAAGGTCGTATGCGCTGATTTTGCTATTGTGGAGATAGAACACCTTATCCGGGAAAATATAAATGGACTCCTTCTTATTCAGAGCGGCCGAAAAAACAGGCACATTTGTTCTGAGAAAATAGGGGAGTGCAGGCATTCCGAGAGCTTTTTCTTCGGATACGGTTTTCTCGGCACCGCCATTCTTTTTTGCGCTGCTGTTGGTGTGGGTTTCGGGTACATAGAAAACGGCATCACAGGCAAATAATTTACGCCAGGCGTTATACCATTCTTCGTAGGCATCAAACTGTTCATCGGTGAAGTCGTATTCCAAATTTACAGGAGCAATATAGTGGGCATAGAGAAATACGATGAATGACAAAATGGTCAGGAAAAGCCGCTGCGGTGTATGAAGAACGATGAAAGCGAGCAGGCCGATAGCCCCAACGATAAGTGAGGCTTTATTGAGAAAGCAAACCCGGTTGATTCGCTTCATAAGCGCCTTGAAGTCGGAATCTTTATAGTCTGCGCGGTCGGTAGATTGAATAACTTCCGTATCTGTATATGGTTCTTCTTTTAGAGCGCTTTTTCGTGCAGATTTATAAATGGATTCCTCGGTCGAATAACTCAGTCCGGTTCCCGGGATGGAGGCGGTTTGCCGGATTTTTCCGTTCGCTGTTTTGGTGATTCGATACCCGGGAACACCCCATGAGTATCCAACACCGCTACCAGAAATATTGATGCGGAACCCACCACCAAGCCGAATGCTTTTTCTATACCTGAATCCCATATCACACCATAACCTTTCCTGTTATTTTATCACGAGCATTGGTATATGTTTCCAAAAGCTGGAAATGCAAAGTACAGATGTCATACTCTTTCAATGGCCTATCTGTAAGCCTGGAAGGAGTGATGGCACATGGCAGCATCGGATGAACACCCGAAGCACGGAGAAGTGCTGGATGAAGTTCTGCGGGACGAAATCAAGGATTTACCCCCTGAACAGATCCGGCAGGTGCTTGAGTACATCGGGCAGCTGAAGGAGCAGTAACGCATCCTTCAGCATGGGCAGGCTCCCTTATTGGGGGTCTGCCTTTTGTTCTGCATCCAGAAATTTCAGGAAGCGAACGTATTCTATAACCTTTAGCATTTCATCATCGGCCAGGCTCTGAACGCTGTCTAAAAGCTGCTGCTGTAAGGCGTTCTTAACACTTGACTCCGGTACGTCTACCTCTCCGCGAAGATAGGCGACAGATACCCCATAAAGGTCTGCAATGGCTGCTAGGTCCGAGTCGGTAGGGGCGGCTTTGCCGTCTTTCCAACCTGCAATTAGAGAACGGCTCTTTCCACATAGGCGCGCTATAAAAGCGCCTGATGTGCCATAGTGTTCGGTCAAATCGACGATGCGTTGTACTGTAACCGTCATACGTTTTACCAGCTTTCTTCTAAGAATCTTGTGCACGGTGCTGAAATCTAACAAATGTTTGCTTTGCGGTCTTGCCCTCTAACAAGTGTTGGATTATTATATAATCACAATCAAACATTTGTTAGATTGCAAGAGCCAATGGAGGACAGGACAATGAGAACAGTAAAATACAGCGAATTGAGCCGGGCGATGCATGATTTCACAAAGCAGATTGACACGCTGGATGAGTGCATCGAAGTTGGCTTGGTTTCAGGCGAAAAGGTGCAGATTAGTATTTCGGCTAGCTGCCCGGAAGCAACCTCGGAGAGAGTAGCAGAGTTCGCAAAGCATCTGTCTGAAGTTGCAGTGGCGGCAAAGAACTTTAAATACGCCGGTTGTACAATTGTTCGATAAGGGGGATTCGATTATGACGTATGCAGACATCAACAAGGTATTCACAGCCGAAGTGAACAAGTATCTGGAGCGTGGCTATCACTTCAACACCGCAACGATGCGCGGCAGTCAGGGCGAGATCGCCCACATTGACCTGACGGATGGCGCTGAGGTCGTGCGCGTCCTGCTTCGGACCTTCACCGAGGGATGGGACAAGCAGGGTGTGGAGCTGATCGCTGGTCGCGTTCTTGAGAAGGAGCACGTTTCCCCGGATGCCGATGAGAACCACGCAGACACCATCTGGAATGACCGGCTGGAGCAAATCAGCATCCAGCGGTACTACGAAGTGAATGGTTACGGCGATTACAAAAAGTTCTATGGCACCGCAGCGGATGCAGAGGCCGTTAGCAAGGTGCGGATGCGCCGCTATGCACAGCGTTCTAACCGCAAGGACAAGGACATGACCAACGCCCAAACCATCAAGATTGCCGTTCCGTTCATTTGCCGGAAACTGGGCATCAAGAACGTGGATAAGAGCCGCATTGAGGTGTTCCGCACGCCGGATTACCGGTACATCATCAGCTATCGCGGCACTGGGTACCAGCTGAACAGAAAGGAGGACTGAACCACAATAGCATGACCGGAACCAACACGTTTGAAACACAGGAGGATTGACTATGTATTGCAACAAGTTTTTTAAGACCGAGGATGAAGCAAAAGCGTTCCAGAAGTCCCACGGTGGGGCTCTGTACAAGAACGTCAAGAGGAGCCGCACCCGGGAATCGTACCGGGTGGAAGCCGCAATGGCTGTGCAGGGCGGCTGGATGCACGGCACTGATCTGGATGCACACCCGTATTGCGTGGCATGGAATGGCGAACCGCTGAAAGCAAGAAAGGAGAATTGAGCCATGAAAGCACTGAAAATTGAGCCGGGCAAAGCCCCGGAACGCATTAACGTTGCCAACGAACTTGCAAGCTTGCAGAGCCTCGTAGGCGGCTATATTGAGGTGATTTACCCGGATGAACGCCGCCCGGTCGGCCTGATCTGCAATGAGGAGGGCAAGTGCTGCGGGCTTGAACTGAACCGGGCGTTGTACAAGAACGGTAAGCCCTACGACATCATTGCCGGCACGTTCTTGGTAGTTGGGCTCTCGGCAGAGGACTTCGCGGATCTGCGGGAAGAAGATGCAGCCTATTTCGAGAAGCTGTTTCGCTCGCCGGAAAAGTTTCAGCGATTTGCCGGGAGGCTCGTTATCTCCAAGGTGGTTCCTGGCGGGGTGTAAACCCCGCTTTTTGGTTCTGATGGCGTAAAAAGCAAAATCCCTTGGCAAAAACTGAAATCCAACAAACAAAAACAAACAAAACAACCAAATGCTTATTTTGATAAGCAAAACAAACAAAACAAGCTGTTAATGTAAATGTTAATGTTAATGATTATGTATGATGACTATCGTCATCATCAAGCGCGCGTGCGCGCGTTATATAGGCGCGGCAAGTTACAGGCAAGTTAAAATCACCAAGCACGCTATATAGACGACGATGACGAATCCAACTGGTGAAGAACAGGATCGTCGGTGCGGCCAAGCAGGTAGTCAACGGAACAGTCCAGTTTGTCCGCAAGCAGCATGAGTGTTTTTCCAGACGGAGGATCTTCTGCATTCTTCCAGCGCGTGACAGCTCCAGATGAGATGCCAAGCTCTTTGGCAAGCGGATTTGGCTTTGTTCCGCGGATTTCGCACATCCGATAAAAACGTTCCCAAAACAACAAATAGAACACCACCTTTTTGTGCAAAAGCATGAATCTCACAAAAATGAGAATATTATATTGCTATCTCACTTTTGTGAGATTATAATATATCTAACAAGTGATTCATTCACCTGTTAGATGGAAAGGAAACACAACATGGAGAGATTTGTAGCACCCATGGCTACATGGGAAATTGTGGGCGGCGACCTGCCGCCTGTCCGGGTTCGTGCCCGGACGTTCGATGAAGCACTTGCAAAGGCAAGGCTTCGTGATCCCGGCTATTGTGCCGGATGGGTCGTTGAGGAGGGCTGAACCATGGAAATCAAAAACGTGCACTGCGAGAAGCAAGCGCTGGAGCTTTTCAGGATGATGCCGGACAACAAGAAGTCATCTCTCCACAATGCGTTGAGCCGAAACCTTGAGTTTACCACTTCTTGGGGACTGGAACTTGGCGAACTCCGTGCTTATCAGAACGGTGTTTACATCACTCTCCAAGGTACGCGCTGCAGTTTTTCCGTGTATGCAGAGTTGGTGAACGGAAAGCCTGTTTTCAAGCGCAAGCCCCCTGAAAGCAAGCTCAGCCTGAAATTCAGAAGCGGCCTGCTGTTCGATGCTGGAGACTTCAACGAATTCTAAACAATATTGGAGGACAAGACAATGTTTAAGATCACCGACGCCGAGAAGCTGAGAGATGCTTACACCCTGCTGGCGTTCATCCGGGACACCACCACCGCCGAACAGAAGTCCGGCATGGCCGCATTTATTGCCAACATCAAGAAGGAGATCCGGGCCTACAACAACCGCCCGGCACCTGACAGCCGCATTGTCGAGGAGCACGGTATTGATGGCTACATTGAGCTGGTGCAGCTCCCGAACGAGCTGGACAAGGCCGGCAAGACCGATGCGGCCGAGTGGTTCCGGGAAAATCGCTACTACGAGTTTTACCCGACGGCCTATGACTGCTCTGGGCAGCGCTTCACAAACTGGTACAAGCTGCACCGCCGCTGCGGGCACTGGTTCGCATATCATTCGGTCAGCTTTGACGTTTAATCAAATTGGAGGTCTGAACGATGAAAAAGATTGCAAACAAGTCCATTCCACTTTTTCAGCTGGAAGAGAGCCATTTGGAGAGCAAGTACCGCAGCGAGGGCTTCACGTATATGATCGTCAACGGCTATGAAGTCCGCTGGCCGAGGTGGGAGAACTTCGTGGCTGTGCTTGAAGATCGTACAGCGGAGTTCTTTCTCCCCGGTGGGACATGGGAGACACTGGGCGATGAAAGACCGGACTATTAAGACCCCGCCTGATGATGGCCGCCGGTATCGGCCGAAACCATTTTCGTGGCATCACGAAGATGGTCGCGGGAACCAACACCGCAAACCAAGGAAAGGAAGATTCACATGAAGTATGAGATCTACCAGCTGAAAGAGGACACCATGGAGCAGGTAAAACTGCAGTTCATGGCATCCGATCAGGCCGCACAGCTGGGCGGCATCCACCGGGAGAACTACCGCCGGGTATACGGCGGTGAGATTCCGTCTGTCCCGGAAGTGGTCAGGATGCTTCTTCGCCTGTTCGCACTCTTCAACGGGTCGAATCGACCCGTTGATTTCTCTGGCCACAGCATGAGCGTGTCCGATATCGTGCGGCTCACCGAGGATGGTGCATCCAGCTGGTGGTACTGCGACCCCTACGGCTGGATGGAACTGAATGGGGAAGAATGGGGGCAGACCTGATGCGTCACTACACAAAAGCGGAGTGGCGCAAGATCCCAGAGTCCTACAAGGGACGTTGGGAAGCATCTCCGTACAACCTTGAACGAGTGAAGCGGGGCGAACTGCCAGCTGAGTACATCGGCAAACGGACAACCATCGTCAATGACGAGCATCGCGGTACGGTGCTTATCACCGAGGGCGCGCACTTCGTCATTGATGGCTGATTTCACCAAATCAAACAAACGTCCACAGAGAAGCGATTTGAACCGCATATCCTGCCGGACGGCAAATTCCATGCGGGAGAATAGAAAACGCAAAATAGAGCCATCGGAGCGGCTCTGAGCATTATTTCCGCTGACTCAGAATGAACTGCAGGAAATCCGTAACCTTTTGGCGTTCTTCATCTGTTAACTCCATACGCTGTACAGCGGGGTCAACGGTGCGCCCCATAAGGAAGTCCATGGAGCAGTCCAAGTAGTCAGCGATGCGCGCCAGACTGTCGGCGGCAATCATGCGACCGGTTCGCAAGTTGGAAAGAACGCCTTTGCTCATTCCGAGTTCAGCGTACATATCCTTCAGCTGGATATTGCGTGCCTTTGCCTGAATTTTGATGTTTTCCGCAAGGGCGATAGAATCATACAAATTTTCGGTTGTCATTTTGTGTATCCTCACAAAATCCATCAATTGATGCTTAAACAACTTGAAACGTTGCAATTGATGGATTATAATACACTTGTACAGAACAAATGTTAAGTGAAAGGGTACAGCGCTTACCATTCAGCGCGTTCCCCCAGAACCTCTCAGCAAAGGGGTTCATTCGTACCACGCAATACGAACCATGAACGTTGACCTCCTAAAGACAAGCGCCGCTGCAAAGCATAGCGGACAACAGCCGCAAGTTGGATGCTGTGCAGTTATAGCGCCGCTCCCATGACAGCTTCGCTTAACGACAGGGGAACGCGTTGAATGGTGGGTACTGGCTCTTTCATTTTATCAGAAATCTAACAAGTGTTCAATACACTTGTTAGATAAATCTTTGTTAGGAAGGAGAAAAAGCATGAAAAAGACTACGATGCCGGATTGGTGCGTGGCTGTCAAGAAGGCCATGATCGACCATGACGATATGACCGTTACGGAACTGGCAAAGGAAACGGGCTTTTCTCGCTCGCATATCAGCCAAGTCGTCAATGGCGTGCTGGTGCCGTCCGAGAACGTCCAGGGCGCAATCGAAAAGTGCCTGAACATCAGCGGGGTGGCGTACCGGAGCTAACCTACATCTCAAGTATACCAGAAAGGACGGCGTGAAAAAATGGCGATTGAAAGCCAGAATATTTACAAAAATGCGCGGAAATCTGCTGGCTTTACGCAGGAAAAAGCATCGCAGCTTTTGAACGTGTCGGTTGACAGCCTGCGGGACTATGAGCAGAGCCAGCGTCCAGTGCCCAGCGATGTAGCGAGCGCCATGTGTGACGTGTATCAAGCCCCATATCTGGCCGTGCAGCATCTGCGGTTGACATCAGATCTCGGCAAACGGGTCGTGCCTGAGATCCAGTTGAAAGACCTGCCGGAAGCCGTGCTGGGCGTTCTGGCGGCGGTTCAGCGCTTCTGTGCAAAGCGGGAGGTAATGGTAGAAATCGCCGCAGATGGCCAGATCGCTGAGAGCGAGCAAGCCGAATGGGACGAAATCATGTGCTTGGCCAACGACCTGAATGTGGCAATGAACAATATGCGTTTTTCGAAAGGAGGACGGCAGTCGTGAGCAAAGAGTCGTATTTCATCGGTTGTGCAGAGGTTGCGGAACTGGTTGGCTGTGGCAAGTCCCGGGCATATAAGTACATCCAGCAGATGAATCGGGAGCTGGAAGCAAGGGGAAACCTCACGTTTCCCGGCCGGGTGCCCCGGCGGTATGCGATGGAACGCTTTGGTCTGGGGGAGGTGCAGGAGGATGAAAGCACAAACGCTCGTGCCGCTGGCAGCGGCGGCAGCGGCGCAGCTTCTGGTGGTCGGAAACATCGCCGCGGCGTTCGCTTTCCAGCAGAAGCCGCCGGTTGAAACGCTGGTTACGGTACCGGTGGTGGCCGAGATCGAGCAGGTTGAATGCGTTCGTCAGGACCCGGTTCCGTATGAGCCGGTTACATATCAGGTGCCGCTGGATGCGGAACTACAGTCCTACACGGAGAAAATGTGCGACCTCTACGATGTGCCCTTGGAACTGGCTTATGCCGTCATGCAGGTCGAGAGTGGCTTTACCCCGGCGGCGCACAGCTCTACCGGGGATTATGGATTGATGCAGATAAACAGCATCAACGCCGAGTGGCTCAAAGACGAACTTGGCATAACGGATCTGCTAGATGCCCGCCAGAACATTCAGGCCGGGTGCTATATGCTGGGTATGTATCTCAGCGAGTACGATGGCAATGTGAATTGCGCTCTGATGGCCTATAACCTTGGCGCAACCGGAGCCAAAAAGGCTTGGTCTGCTGGCACGTATAGCACAGCCTACACGGACAAGGTGTGGAACGCAATGGTAGGGCTGCTGGAAGGAGAAAGGGATGTTTCATAAGATGGCGCAAATGATTCAGATGCACACCGAGAAGAAGCTGCTGGACGAAGTTTTTGCAACGTATCGGGATGTTCAGGATGCTGCCGCCGAAATGGCGCAGGTACTTCCGTGCCCTCGATGCGGAAAGCAGACCATGAAGATGCGCTTGCACAGCAATGCTCTTTCCCGTCAAGTTCCGGGCATCACGATTTGTGACCGCTGCGGAACCGAAGAAGCACTGGAAGATGCTGTTCACCAGCCGATGGATGTTCGCAAGTGGGCACTGATCGAAACCTACATGAAGGGGGCAAACCTGAAATGAAACGCAAAGAAAGGCATTTGACCGTGATGGGCTGGGTCGTTGTTGGACTGCTGGACACGCTGGCCGGCGTAATTTCCGGTGGGCTTATGGCCTTGTGGCAGCTGCCCAGTACATATCGCTGGCGCGGCTACTGGGCAATCGGCGGGGAGTGGATTCTCATTGTTGGTGCAATCATTATTGCATCCCGCCTGATGCACGAACTGCAGATGCAGGCGCTTTTTGGAGGAAAGAAGAAGAATGACAAGGTGCGCTCGGTGTCACAGGGTCATTACAGATCCAGCGGCAATCGAAGTGGGGTACGGCGCGAAGTGTTACGTCAAGGAGTTCGGAAAACGGCTCCGAGCACCCGCAAAGCCCCGCAGAATCAGGACTGTCACACAGCCTAAAATCACCGCTGAGCGCCAGATTGTAGGGCAGCTCTCGGTGTGGGATATACTCGCCGCACACGAAAAAAGCGCTGACCAGAACGGCCAGCGCGCTACAAATGGATAGAGACCCACACATTCCGTTGGCGCTTGATGCAGGAACATCAAGCCGGAAAATGCAGGTCTCCACCACACACAACCATATTGTAGCATAATCGGTTGATTTTTTCAACAGGTACGAAGCGGCGGTCAGGAGAGTTCCTACTGCCGTTTTTCTATACAAAGAATCAGGAGGTACACATGGAAAAAGAACTTACAACCACAGCCCCGGCGATGCCGGAAAGCCTGATCGTGGTACAGCAGCTGCCCATCATCAAGGAACAGCTGCACAGCATCAAGGCGCAGGCGCAGCAGTCGGTGGATGAAGCGCTGGCGCTGGCCTGCACAGAAGAATCTCTCAAAGTGGTCAAGGAACGCCGAGCGGAGCTGAACCGTGACCGCAAGGATCTGGATGCCCGCCGGATGGCGGTCAAGAAGCAGATCATGCAGCCGTTTGAGGACTTCGATGCGGTGTACAAGGAGTGCGTCACGGACGTGTATGGCCCGGCAGACGAAAAGCTGAAAGCGAAAATCGCTGATGTGGAGGATGGCCTGCGGGCGGACAAGGAGAAGAAGGTCTCCGCCTATTTCTCGGAACTGGTCAAAGCGGCCGGCGTTGAGTGGGTCGGCTACAGCGATGTCGGCATTACGGTTACGATGACCGCAAGCCTGAAATCCCTGAAAGCCAAGGTCAAGGACTATGTGGACAAAGTTTCGGCTGATGTGGGGTGCATCAATGGCATGGAGAACGCGCCGGAAATTATGGCCGAGTACAAGCAGTGCCGCAATCTGGCGGTTGCCATTAACAGCGTCAGCCAGCGCAAAGACCGTATTGCCCGGGAAGAAGCCGAGCGCAAGCAGCGTCTGGAAGCCCAGCTTCGGGCACAAGAAGCGGAAAAGGCCGTTCTGGATGTGGCAGAGGAAGAACTGTCCGCGCCGCAGGTCATGGGCACCGAACCGCCCGTTATGGACGAGCAGAAGACTGAGGACTCCCAGAAGGAGAGCACGGAACAGATCATGAACGCAAAGTTTGCTTTTATGGGACGCACGTTCCAGTGCCGCGGCACTCTGACCCAGCTGCGGGAACTGAAGTCTTTCGTAAATAACAAAGTCGATGAAATCAAGAAGTACATGGATTCCATTGGCATTGAGAATCAGGAGGTAAATAACAATGGCTAAAGCAATGCAGCCGCAGAAAATGCGCTTTTCGCAGGCGATCCAGACCACGACATACAAGAACCTTGTGAACAATACGCTGGGAGACCCCGTGCGTGCAGGGCGTTTTATCGCAAACATCACTTCGGCGGTCGCTGTCAATCCGGAATTGCAGAAGTGCGATGCAGGCACGATCCTTGCTGGCGCATTGCTGGGCGAAAGCCTGAACCTGCAGCCCTCTCCACAGTTGGGCCAGTTTTATCTGATTCCTTTCGAGTCCAAGGCAAAGTACAAGAATGGCCAGATGATTAAGCCTGCAAGCGTCAAAGCACAGTTTGTGCTTGGCTATAAGGGTTATATCCAGCTGGCCTTGCGCACGGGCCAGTACAAGCGCCTGAACGTGCTGGAAGTGAAGAACGGGGAACTGACCGGATGGGATCCCTTTGAAGAACGATTCCATGAAATGCACTTCATCGAAGATTTTGAAAAGCGTGCATCGATGCCGACCGTGGGCTATATTGCCCACTTTGAGTACATCAACGGCTTCGAGAAAACCCTGTACTGGACAGCAGACCAGATGATGGCTCATGCCGACAAGTACAGCCCGGCGTTCAGCGCAAAGGAGTACCAGAAGCTGCTGAATGGTGAAATCCCGCAGGAGGATATGTGGAAGTACTCCAGCTTCTGGTACAAGGATTTTGACGGGATGGCCAAAAAGACCATGCTGCGCCAGCTGATTTCCAAGTGGGGCATTATGACAGTGGAAATGACCACCGCCTACGAGCGGGATGGCCGAGTAATGATGCCTGATGTGGCAAGCGGCGAACTTCTTCCTGAAGTGCTGGATCCGGCAGAGCCGAGCCAGAAGAACGAAGCCGAGCCGCCCAAGATTGAGCGGACAGCAAAAACCATGGATCTGCCGGAACCGGAGGCAGACGCGGTGGAAGAAGCCGTTGATCTGGCATCGCTCTGATGGTCAGGTACAACATCATTTCAACCGGGAGCGATGGCAATGCCACGATTCTGGAAGATTTTGTCCTGATAGACTGCGGCGTACCGTATAAGGCGCTGGAGCCGTATGTGTCGAAACTGAAGCTGGTGCTGCTGACTCACATCCACAGTGACCACTTCAAGAAGCAAACCATCAAACGGCTGGCCGCAGAACGGCCGACACTGCGTTTCGGCTGCTGCCGCTGGTTGGTGCCGCCACTGCTGGCCGCAGGGGTTCCAGAACGTCAAATCGACGTGCTGGAACCTCGAACGATGTACGGTTATGGCCTGTGCAATGTGATACCGTTCATGCTGATGCACAATGTACCCAACTGCGGGTATAAGGTGCACTTCCCGACCGGAAAGGCGATTTACGCCACCGACACAAACAACATGAACGGCGTGCAGGCGCTTGGATATGACCTCTACCTGATAGAAGCCAACTACAAGGACGAGGAAATAAAGACCAAAATCGAAGAGAAGAAAGCCGCTGGGCAGTACGCCTATGAGCTGCAGGTTCTTAAAAATCATCTGTCAGAAGCGAAATGCAACGATTTTTTAGCGCGGAATATGCAGGCCAACAGCGTGTATGTCCCGATGCACGTCCATGTGGACAAGGAGAACACACATGATTGTGACGGCGAAAATTGAAAAGGTGGAGGACGGAAAGCTAGTCCTGAAGCCAGATATGGATATCAGCCGGTTTGTGGCTCAGAAACGGCCCCGGCGGGTTGAGGTCCGGCTGGATGATGGACGAGCTATTTCCGCAGACCAGCGCCGGAAGATTTTTGCCATTATCCGTGATATCTCTCTGTGGTCCGGGCAGGAGCCGGAAGAACTTCGGCTCTATCTGGAATGGGACTTCTGCTCTCGCTGCCTGCGGGAGTGGTTCTCCCTTTCGGACTGCGATATGACCACGGCCAGAGAATTTATTACATACCTGGTTCAGTTCTGTTTTCACTGGGGTGTCCCGACGAAGGATAGCCTGCTGACCCAGACGGACGATATCGGAAAATACCTGTATTTGTGCCTTGAAAACCGCCGGTGTGCAATCTGCAACCGCCCGGCAGAGGTGCATCATGTTGACCGTGTTGGCATGGGTCGGGATCGTGAAGCTATCGTCCATGTGGGGCTGAATGCGATTGCCCTCTGTCGGCAGCATCACGAAGAAGCGCACCGCAGGGAAAAGGCTTTGTTCGCCGATTACCATATCTACGGCATCAAGCTGGATAGGCACCTGTGCAAAGTTCTGAACTTGCGAAGCGGGGAACAGTCAAGTGAAAAACGATAAAAAGAGCGTCCTGCTGTATACAGAGTGGGCCGAGCCGTTAAAAAGCCTACCACTCGAAGAAAAGGGGAGAATCTTTGACGCGATTCTTTCTTACACAGAAAGCGGCCATGTGCCAAAGTTTGAAAATCCGGCAACCGATATGGCTTTTCGCTGGATTCAGCAGAAGCTGGATGAAAACATCCAGAAGTGGGAGGAAACGCGGGCAAAGCGTGCAGCGGCAGGAAAAAGCGGGGGAGCACCTAAAGGAAACTCCAACGCCAAAAAGCCAGAACAATCAAAACAACCAAATGATAGTTTTGATTGTTCTGGAAGCGAAGAAACCCCGGAAAAGTCTACTGGTCCGCCGGATGATTCGCCAGAAGCCTACTGGGTCTGGGCTGAATGTGACAGCATGGTCACTCCGTATATAGCTTCGGAGTTCCGGGATCTGCGCGAGGCCGGCTTTGAGGATGCCTTAATTGTGGCAGCGCTGAAAGAAGCGGTACGCCACCAAGCAAAGCATCCATGGGTTTACGCAAAGCGCATCCTCGATCAGGCAGCGGCGCAAGGGACAAAGACCCTGAAAGAGTGGGAGAAAACACATCTTCCCAACAAAGGAAACCGGGTTGACCGGGAAACACCAAGCGGAAACGACATCCTTCGTTTTGACAGGTGCATGGATCGTCTGAAACGAAAAAGCCTTTAAAGCAAGCGGAGGAAAGCCCGCTCGTCTAAGGAGGTTATTTCTGTGGGCAGTGACGTTCGGCACGTTCGCGGTGAAGCGCAAAAGGAACTCGTGAGAATGTTTGAGTCGTTCTCGAACAAAGGGCATTCACGCTGGAAGGTATGGAGCGATTGGATTACCATGAGCGCCATTGCAATTTCCAATGCGACAGACAAGAGCCATTCTGACGAGAGGGAAAAGCAGTATCTGAAAATCGTTGAAAGATACACAAAACAGGAACTTGAAACCTTTACGGATATGCTTACGACCCTCTTTATGGCGCTGAATGACAACCCGGATCAGGACTTCCTTGGAGAACTGTATATGCGCTTGGAACTCGGCAGCGACAATGCGGGCCAGTTCTTCACGCCGTATCATGTTTGCGAATTTATGTCAGCACTGACAACGCCGAAGGAAGAATTTCAGCAGAAAATTGAAGACCGGGGCTGGGTTGCCGTGTGCGACCCAACGTGCGGAGCGGGAGCATTGCTGGTGGCATTTGCCAATCAGTGCAAACGAGAGGGCGTCAATTATCAGCAGAAGATTTTGTTCGTGGCACAGGATATCGACTACATTGTGGGCATGATGTGCTACTTGCAGATGAGTCTGTTGGGGATGCCGGGATATGTCGTCATTGGCGATACGCTTGCAAATCCGGTTCTTTCATACGACAGCAGAGGGCTTCTTCCGGTTGATAACGGGAACATCTGGTACACGCCGCTGCTTCGCACCGCAGTTTGGCAGTACAGGATCCTTGCGGCGCGGATGGACCTTATGGCAAGGCCGATAAAAACCAAGAAAGAGCCGGACACGCCAAAATCCGAACCACAGAAAGCTCCTGAAGCCACAAAAAAGCCAAAGAAACCAAAGATTACGGAAAAGCCAAAAGCCGCTAAAAAGCCGCAAAGAGCGCCGGAACAGGAACCGGTGTTCTCCGAGGGCAAGGGTGGGCAACTTAGCTTTTTCTGATAGGAGGACAATATGGATTCCACCACACACACCACAACCACAGTTGAGTTCGTCGATTGGCGAGCTAAAGCAAAAGCAAAGCTGGAAGCTGAGGACAAACTGTTCAAGGGCGGTCGTGCCGCAAAGAGCGTGCAGAGTTATGTTCTGCGGACACTGCTTGGCTTTGTAGACCAGGAGCCGCGGTTCGCAGAAGTCGTCTGCAACACGCAGCGCACGTTCTCCGAATGTTGCGCCGCTGTTGTCAACAACGCAGGCGAAGTTCTGTCCGACCTCGAAACCTACCGCCGCGCCGTGCAGTTTTACTTTCCGAATGCCGAGGTTTCGTTCAGCATGAACATCAAACTGACTGGCGCGCCGCCTACGGAAGCCGAGATGCAGGCTCCGGCCACCGTCAAACCGGAAGATGCATCCTCTAATGTTCCGAAGCAGGCGGCACCAGCTCGCACAACCAAGCCTGCATCCAAAGCAGAAAAGAAAACGGATGCGAAGAAGCCGGCAAAAAAGAAGGAGGAAACGCCTGCGGAAGACGATATGCAGCTTTCCTTGGATGGGTGGCTCTGATGATTTTAGGATTCAAAGGATTCAAGCCGGGGCTGATTGCTACGCTCGGCGATGGCAGCTATCAGTACCAGCCGGGCGAAGTGAGCAAGACCGAAAAGGCAAAATGCGCCAATACGGGCTTCCATTACTGTCTGGATCCGCTGGACTGCCTTAACTGGTATGCTTGGGACGGGAAAAACGAGTTCTGGGCTATCGCAGCTGGCGGTGATATCGATGAGGATGACTACCGGACGCGGAGCAGCTGTACCGAAATTGTACCGCTTCGCAGGCTGAAAGAAGACGAGTTCCTTCTTATGCACGCAAATTATGCGTTTGAGCATCCGGCAGAAAAATTCGAAGATTGCTTCAAGAGACCGTTCCACATCGCGTATGGTCAGGGCAAGGAACTGGCTGGTGCACGTGGCGAGTGGCTCTGCTTCATCGTCCGGGGAGAAAACGAATTTGCTTGCATTGCTCAACAGGTCGATGGAGTGAAGGTTTTGCCCGGGAAAAATTACACGTCGGAGAGTTTGGAGGCGGCACACGATGAAAAAGGTTGAAGAATTGAAACTTTATGCGCCGGAGCCGAAGCGGCCAGAGTTGGATGCGGCGCTGTGTATGTCAGTTGCCGAGGGGCAGGGCGTGGGTCGCTACATCAAGGGAAAGGTGCTGACGGTGGCCGTCTGGGACAAAAAGGAAAAGCCGCTGGTCGTGTGGCGTTTTTTCGGAGGTTACTGGACGGGGGAGCTTCGTGGGAACGAGAATCCGAAAAAGAGCGAACTTTCGCCGCGTGAAATTGAGGTCAGACCTTGCCAGTGTTTGACATGGAGGACCGAAGTGCCGGCAACAAAGGGAGAGTCGGAGCTTCTGCAAAACTATTTTGATGACCGCAGACCGGGTTATCTGGTCGGCATTGTAGAAGATGCGCTGTCAGCTCATGCCAGAAAGAAGCGTGAAGAGCGTAATGCACGGCAGGCGGCTGAAACCCAGAAACTCTTTGAGAATCTGCCGGAACCGCCAGAGGATTTCGGAAAACAGGTTTTGAAAGTGTGCAGTGATGCGGGCTTTCTCTGGGTCACCAACGACAAGCAGAACGTAATCGAACCCGGTGGAGTTGAGAAGAAGGTCTCGATTCAGCGGGTAAGGTGCGATTGTTGTGGCGGCGAATATACGCTGTCAGAACTGCTCAAGCACAAGAGCACGGCAGTGTGCGAGTGCTGCGGGGAGAAAATGCAGGTTCGTAATACCCGCTATTCGGTCAAAAGGCTGTGGGCCGCAAGGACATTCCTTTGGAGCAAGCCGCAGGGAGATGGGGTCTGGATTCGCCGCTATCTGGTGTATTTCGATTTCAGCAATCGTCGGGCAGAACTGGAATTTCATGGCCGGGGGATATGGTGGACGGACGGAAAGACCATCAAGCAGTGGAAACGCAGCTGGAGTGAAAAAGAGGAATATATTATGTGCCAGCGCCCGAAGTTATCCGCAATGCTGACGGCCCCCTCTGGTCCGTATCAGCCGTATACATTGGCATCCCATACTGACCAATTTGAGAGTGATGTTCGGAAAGTGCTGAAATCTGAATGGATGTACCAGTACGACAATCATCTCAATTTTCCATGGGAGGTTCGTCAGTGGGAAATCGTGAATCGGTATCCGATGGCCGAAAGCCTTGTGAAAACGGGCTGGGCTGATGCGCTGTGCTCTCAGGTGTACGACGAATATGAACACAGCACCCGCATCAATCTTCGCGCAGAGACCTATTACGGTGTGTTTGGCTTAAACCGTCAGGAACTGGCCGTGGTCTCGCAGAGCAAAAAGTCGTTCCGCGAGGTGGATAATGTGCTGGAATGGAAAGAAGCCGGCCTCGCAATCAATGGCAAGAACATGGCAATGACGGCCAACATCCGAAATCTCTCAGGAATGGCCAAGACATTACAGAAAAGCGGAATGACGCGAAGCTTGAAATATCTCCGCCAGCAAACAAGACGAATCACGGGTAGCTACAACGGCCATATCGCACTTAGAGTTGCGCAGGACTGGTCGGACTACCTTGACATGGCCGAAAAAGTGGGGATGAATATGCAGCTTGAAAGCGTGATATTCCCGCTCGACTTGAAGCGCCGGCATGATGATCTTGTGCTGGAGCGCAATAAGCGGCACCGGATGGAAGCCATGAAAGGTGCAAAACGCTCTATCGAAAAGGAAGCGGAACAGCTGGAAAAGCAGTTCCATATCGAAAACATCTACAAGAAGATCCGCAAAATCTACGAGTACGATGGAGCGGAGTACATTATCCGGGTGCCAGAGGGCGCAAAGGACATTTTGCAGGAGAGCAAGTTCCTTGACCACTGCATCCAGCGTGGAACTAGGTACTTTGAGCGTATTTCTGTTCGGGAAAGCTACATTTTCTTCCTGCGAAAGAAGTCTGACCCCAATACGCCGTGGTACACCTTGGAGGTGGAGCCGGGCGGTACAGTTCGGCAGAAACGCAGCTATAACAACGACCAGTATGCAGATCTGGAAGATGCCAAGCCATTCATCGAGGAATGGCAGCAGGTGGTGCAGGGGCGCATGACAGCATCGGAAATTTCTTTTGCAAAGCAGTCCAAAGAAATCCGTGCACAGGAGTTTGCAGAGTTAAAGGAAAATGGAAACATTATTCGCACAGGCGCGAATGCCGGTAAGCTGCTGGTTGACGAGCTGATGCACGACCTGATGGAGGTGGAAAAGCGTGTTGGCTAAAATCGAACTTTCCCTTGCGCCGTCTAAGGCAAAAGGACTCTCGGAAGATGAACGCTTAGAGTTGGGACGGCTGCTCTTGAAAGCGGGGTATCGGGTTGACATCGTGCGCCGCCGTCCAAACGCCAACCCGGGCACCCAGTACGAGTACTATATGATTCTGGACAAGGGGGATAGCAATGCCTGATACCCGCAAAGGACACAACCCCAGCGGTGCGCCGGACCCCACCCGGGCGCGTGCCGAAAATAACATCCAGAAGGACGAGAAACGGGTGCATGATCTTATTCACGTTCTGCGGTATGTGGCAGATGCCGCAGGGTTTGAGATTGCAGAGCGCATTGTCCTGATCGACAGCCAGTCGGGGAGGATCTATCGGTGAACAGAACAAAAAACGAATTGGCGGATTACGCATGGAATCCTGTAACAGGATGTCTGAAAGACTGCCGATATTGCTACGCAAAAAAGAGCGCTTTACGCTTTGCCAGCGACTGGAGACGAAATCTTGCAGAACGTCCGAAGGTTCAGCAGGTCGGAGCAAACCTCTTTGAGCTGGACGCTCCATGGGAAACCACAAATAACCGCTTTCTGAACAACCCAACCGGATTTATGCCCACGATACATAAGTATCGCATGGATTGGCCACAAAAGGTCAAAGTGGGCTCAACCATCATGGTATGCACGGACGGCGACTTGTTTGGTCCGTGGGTGCCGGAAGATTGGATTCTTCAGGTATTCGCTGCGGCCGAAATGGCACCCCAGCACCAGTACATTTTCTTGACGCAGTACCCGGTGAGATATCAGAACCTTGCAAACCATGGGGCACTTCCACAGAAAAACAATTTCTGGTACGGCTCTACCGCAACGATTCTGTCAGACAGTGTGTGGGCAAACGAAAAGTATAATACGTTCGTAGCCATAGAGCCGCTTCTCGGGCCGTTTGAAGGCGATGCAACAAAAACGTTCCGAAAGCTGAAATGGGCAGTTATTGGAGCGGAGACAGGCCAAAATGCCGGAAAGGTTATTCCAAAGGCTGGATGGATACAGGATATTCTGACATCGGCAGATGCAGCTGGAACGCCGGTGTTCATGCGAAGTAGCATGGAAAACGTGGTTGGCGTTCAGAGTATGCGGCGAGAGAAGCCGCAGCCCCTCCTTCAGAGAATTCCATCTGATGCGCAGAAAAGTCGTTTGTGGGAGCACTGCACGGTCTGTGGCAAATACCAGCCCATGAAAGAAATGTACGCCCTGCTCCTGCGCAGAAAGCGTGGTGATAACCCGGAGCGGGTGGCTTATATGTGCCCTGAATGCTATGTGAAATTCAGCATGAAGCACTTTGAGAAAGGAGAAAAGGAAGATGAAGTTTGAGCGAAGCGAACTTGGAGCGCTGTTTTCCAAGTTGCGCACGGCGGTGCCGGAGGTTCGGGCGGTGGGCACCGATGATGCAGGAATCCTGTTGAGCGGCTCCAATGCATACGCCACCAATCTGGAACTGAGCGTCCGTGCTGGTCTGTCCAAGCCGGTTGAGCAGGATGTGGTGGTTCCACCGCGCGGTGTTGATTTTATCAGCGGCACGGTAGCACCGGAAATCAGCATCGAGGCCGATAAAGGAATCCTTACCGTGAAATCCGGCACGGCCAGGGCACGCCTGAACACAACGCCGGCAGAGAACTACCCGGAGTTTTCTGGCCCGGGCAATGATGCAAAGCGGTGTATCGTGGGGGCCAACGATTTAAGCTGGGCAATCTCCAAAGTCCTCTATGCGGTGTCGAAGGACGATAAACACCCTGCGCACCGTGGCCTGTGCTTCTCTCGGAAAGGCGAGGATGTGCTGGAAATCTGTGCGCTGGATGGATACCGGATGGCGATTGCCAGAATCAATTGCACAGCTGATGGTGATTTTCGCTTTACGCTTCCTGCGGCCACGGCAAAGGCAGTTGATACGCTTTCTATGGATGGTAGCGTGGAAATTGTGCGTGACCGGAAAAAGGCTGTTTTCAGTGACAGCAATTTCGAGGTGAAGTCCCGCCTGATTGCGGAGCCGTTTCTGGACTATGGTAAGGTTGTGGCCCAGAGAAATGAAGGAACCCGAATTGCGCTTGACAGAAAAGAACTGCTGGGCGTTCTGGGTCGCGTCAAGCTGTCCCGGTCTGCAGACGCAAAAGAAAAGAGCGTTCTGGTAATGGACCTGGAGCCCGGCGGCACCGGCAGAGCATCAATGCGCAGCACGATCGCGCAAATGAATGAGGAGTTTTCCTTTAGCGGAAAGTTGGAAGACCCCTTGCGAATCGGCTTCAACCTTGAATTCCTGAGCGAGGCTTTGAAGTCGATGGAAGAGGATGAAGTCAGCGCATGGGTAGTTGGGCCGCTGTCCCCTGTAAAGCTGATTGAACCGCAGTATGAAGCGCTGGTGCTTCCCGTTAAGGTAAGGAGTGAAGCATGATGCAGGATAGAACTTTTCGCGGGCAGTCTGCAGATGGCGTTTGGCATGAAGGATTCCTGATTCGCTCCCCAGGTGTGAAAAACAGCCGCCCGGGCGAGGGCTGGTACATCAACTCCGAGCAAGAGCCGGCATACGCCCATCTGGTCAAGCCTTTTACGATCGGTATGAACACAACTCTGACGGACGGAAACGGGGTACCTGTTTTTGAGGGGGACATTTTGGAAGACGATCGATGCGGAAAAGATGTGATTTTTGCCGTAAGATACGGCGAATACATCGACTACGGCGTAGGCCATATTGGTTTCTACGCGGAATTTTCGGAGAACCGAAAGGAGTTTGTCGAGCATGGTCTTGCAAGCCTGGTTCTGACCGCAAAGGTGGTTGGAAATGTAGTTGATACGCCGGAGCTGATGGGCATGAGCACTGGAAAGGAGTAGTAACATGAAGTGGATTGAGACGATTACCCCGAAACAGGCAGCTGAAGAGCTGGGAGTACCTTATCACGGCTGGATGAGGGAGATGGATCGGGCATGGATCAGCGAAGACCAGAAGTACAGCGTGATGTCTCGTTTGCTCCGCACGGAATGGGGCAAGGTCGAACACGTCACGATTACGGCGGCAGAGGGCGTTGGCCGGAGTGACGGCAGCGGGGATATCCCGTGGGCCGTCAAGATGGAAATTAAGAACGACCTGTTCGGCGAGAAGCGAGTTGCCGTCGAAGTGTTCCCAACGCAGGACCGGCTGGTGGACGTCTGCGACTGCTATCACCTCTGGGTGTTTGAGAAAGGTTTCCAGCTTCCGTTCGGCATCCACCCGCGCGATAAGAAAACGGTGACGGTCAATCGCGGCAGTACCAGAGTTCGGGCCATTGACGGCGCAGGACGCGAACACAGCATCAAAGAGCTGCTGGAAGAGAATGGTGCGGCGGACGTTCCTAAACAGGCATATGCACAGGCTATGGCCGGGTATATGATGAAAAATCTTCTGGGAGGGTGATGCAAAATGTGGCTTTGGATTGTGCTGGTGGTTCTGGCGGTGATGGCTGCACTTCTGATTTATGCGGCGTGTTGCGTGGATGGTGATATAGACCGCCAGAGCGAAGCGCACCCGCCGAAACCAGAGAAAGGACGAGACGATGGCAAAGTATGAGATGCTTATCGCTGCATCCGGGAAACGTGGCTCTGCGCTCCTGCCGTGCGTTGTTGTCGATGAAAAGGGCATTAAGCGTGCTGCTGTACGGGCTAAGGCGATGGCCAGAGCTTGCTACCCGGAGTATGAAAAATTCAATGTGGTGAAGATGAAGGTGACTCCTAATGAGTGAAAGAGGTCTGATGGACTGCGTGAATGGCGTAGTTAAGGCTGCTTTTGAGTTGTACGCGGCAGATGGCAAAAAACTGAACAATGGCGATAGTTTCACTGTGAAACTCAATAACTGTGCGCTTTCCGTTTCGCTGAAAGACGGGAGCTTGAACGTGCAATTTGACCCGGATGCTGATGCCGCAGGGGATACCCCGTACACGCTGAACATGGCACTTGATATTTATGAGGAGGAAAACGATGGATAAGAAGAAAATCCCCTATGCGGTTCGGGTTTCGGCTGCATTGCTGGCAGGAAAGACAGATGAAGCATTCAACACCATTGGTGAAGCACTCACCAATATTGTCGGCAAAATCAGCAAAATTTCTCACGACTACTGCTACGTTGACCTTCCCTTTGTAATCGCGGCCCTGCGAGTTACTGCCAATGCCTTTGAAAGCACTCTTGATGATAAAGGCAAAGAACTGGCTCGCACCGTTTATGAGAAAACCGATGGCATTGTTATCAATGCTGCAGAACTGATGAAACAGGCAAGGGAGGGCGGCAACGATGACCGAGAAAAGGCCGATTGATGCTAATGAACTGATGGCAAGGTTCTTCCGCAAGGAATGTTTGATGCGGGGGCACAATGCTGCGGCAAGCGCTGCTTATAAAGATGCTCAGAAAACGGTAGTAGCTGCGCCTACGGTAAGCCTGTGGCCGGAATGGCGCGACCCCGACAAAGACCCGCCGAAGGTAGAAACGGAAGTGCTAGTTTTAGTTGACTGCGGCAAAGGCTATTGCATTACGACGGCTTTCTACGAGGATGGAACGGTGTCTCAGTATGAAAGCGTCTGGCAGTGGGAAGACGTCGATGATTACGGCATTTATGACGAAGAAGAGGATTTGTATAGGCTCGCGAAAGGCTGGTGGGAATACCGCCACTTTACACCAGAAGATACACTGGAATGTCCGATAGATAAGCCGGTCGTAGGCTGGATGCCTTTGCCGCCGAAGGAGGTAGTGAAAAAATGAGAACGCTTAACGCTGACCAGCTGAAGGCTGTGCTGAGCATGGAAAGTTCACTGGGACATATTCACACGCTGGCAGACGTTGAAAATACGATTGATTATCTTGCCAAAGAAGATCCGGAAGTCGTAGCCGGTGTAGAAAAATTCAACATTTTCGATACCCCGTGGGCTGGAAAAATTCGGGCGGCATTCCCGCAGTCGTTTGTGAATATGCAAAACGAACTCATTTTCAGCCTGAGAACTGATTCCGGCTTCGGTCTGAAAGATGTGACCGACGAAACCCAGCTGAAAGCAAAAATTCTGGAGTGGCTTACGCGGACTGCAATTAAGGCAATTTCGCCCAAGGAAAGAAAACTTCATTTTGAGGGCATCAACAAGCTGCTGGGTACAAATTTTACGTTAGAGGAAATGACGGATATCTATACTTACCTCGGCAACGGAATCAAGCATGATCTCTGCGTGAAGTTCGTGGAAAGTGGCTATGATATGACGCTCCTTCCAAAGGAGGCATGAGCAATGGCGAGAGAAACGTTAAAACCTTGCCCGTTCTGTGGCGCAGAGCTCAAGCCTTTTATTAGTACCCATGAGGTCACAACAGTCGATGGAAAGAAAATTGGCGAAATCGAGCGCGGCTATTGGGCGCACCCGGATGATTCCAAGTGCCCGCTCGGGTTTGGATTTTCTCTTGCACTGGAGGAAGCTGATAGCTGGAACCATAGAGAAAAAGAAGATAGCATGCGCTGGCGCAAGACTGCGGAAGAGCCGCCCATGGAAAAGAACGGGAACCAGTATGGTGACGTTTTGGTTTTGGATGCCAGTCTTGAAGGATTTGTTACAAACAAGGGATGGCTCTATGTAAAAAGAGCACCGGATATATATCCTATTTGGATGCCGATTCCTAAACTTCCGAAGGAGGTAGAAGAATGCTTGAAGTATGCCCCATGACACTTAAAGAGGCGAATGCTTTTGTAGAGCAGTATCACCGGCATCACGGACCTGTTGTGGGGCATAAATTTTCGATTGGGTGCTCTGACGGCGAAAAAATCGTTGGGGTGGCCATTGTAGGCAGACCGGTGAGCCGCCACCTCGATGATGGGTGGACGCTGGAGGTAAATCGACTTTGCTCAGACGGCACACGAAACGTCTGTTCTATGCTCTATGCCGCGGCATGGCGGGCTGCACGGGCAATGGGGTACAAAAGACTCGTCACCTATATCCTCGACACGGAAAGCGGTGTAAGCTTGCGTGCCGCTGGCTGGAGGTGCATCGGACAGGCCGGAGGTCTGCGGTGGACAGGAAAACGCAGACCGGAGGTTGACCTTTGCCCTGCGCAGATGAAAATGCGTTTTGAAAAGGAGGTTGATGGAAAATGAAAGCGGTCCTTTTGAGTGTCCAGCCTGAATGGTGCGAGAAGATTCTAAGCGGCGAAAAGACTGTTGAGGTGCGCAGGACTTGCCCTGTGCATGGGACGCCGTTCAAGGTGTACATCTACTGCACCTTGGCGGCGAGTAAAGCGTTTGTTTCGGATGACCGCAACTGGGATGTGTCGGCGGGGAGCAGCCGCTGGCCTGACAAGAGGGGCCGCGTCATTGGCGAGTTCACCTGTAAGAAAATTACCGGCCTAACCCATGTTGGAGAAACAGGAAGCTGGGAATCGGCAAGCCTGTACGTTATGGCACCCGGATCATATTACAAACCAGCCGATGAACTTCTTGAAGCGGCCTGCATGAGCAAGGAAACCGCCGAAAAATATCTCAAAGGACGTGACGGTTGCGGCTGGCACATTTCCGACCTGAAAATTTACGACCGCCCGCAGCCGTTAAGTGATTTTACAAGGCTGCGAGCAACAAAATTCGGTTACGAGCCTGTAAGGATTGAGCAGCCACCGCAATCCTGGTTTTATGTGGAGGATGCAGAATGTACGTCATGAACAAAAAATGGGACTCCATCACGAACATTGCTCAGTGCAGCAGCGTGTATGTGAGCCCCGAACACGAAATCAAGGCGGTTCCTACGGGTGGCGGCGCGGTATATCGTCTGGGTCAGTACGAAACGGCAGAAATTGCCCGCGCTGTGCTGAATGATCTGTATATGCACATTCCGACTGGCTGCATCTACCAGATGCCGAACGACCAGAGGGCACTGGTTCTGGCTCGCGGCATGAGTGATGAACGGCCTGAAAAGTTTGCTGGGAACGGCAAGAAGCCGGTGCGTAGGGGAGGATCCTGATGGCAAAGAAACATCATTGTGGTCGAAAAGACAGGCCGCAGAGGGTATGCAATCCTGATGCTTGCCCCAATTGTATGTACGTCGGAGAGGGTGACAGCTGGTGCGACAAAATCGGAGAAATCGTTCTTTCTGACTGGGAGCCTACAGAGTATTACATGGGGTGCTGCAAGAAAGGAAAAGAAAAGTGACCGCATTAGAGATTTTCAAAACTATTTTGAAGTGGCTTCAGATTATGGCAGTGAGCTATGCAACTGGGGTGCTCATTGTGTCTGAAATTCCTAAAAGAAAAGCACCACTATGTGACAAGTGTGCCCATCTGCGCTTTAAAAGGGCAAAAAACGATGTGTGCTGCAGATATGTCTGCGATTTTTGGGATCTGCCACCCTTTGACGATCCCCCAGAGTTTTGCAATAGATTTGAGGAGAAAAAATGAAAGCACACGTTGAACCTAAAAGCCGGGAATGCCCGTTCTGTGGTGCACCGACCTATGAAGTCGTGAGCGTCACGGGCATGAAATGCGTTCGGTGCACCAATAAGAAAAACTGCGGTGCAATCGTCAGTTTCAACAACAAGGGCTGTGATGAACGCGGTGTTTCGCCGGTGGTGTACTTCAATCGGCGGGCAGGAAAGGAGTGAATAAGGGTGCCGTGCTATGAGGTCGCAATCGAAGCAAGAAAAAATGATACGGCAGAAAAATGTATGTTTTCTGCATGGATTCGTGGAGAAAACACTCCGAAAGCCGTAGAAGAAGCCTTGCAGAAAGTAGCTTATGAACACCCCAATTTTGGAATGCTGCGCCCGGTATGCGTAGAAGAGCAAAAACTGGTAGCAGCGTATTGGCAGGGAACATCGGCACCTCGCCGGCAGTGGAAAATAGTTCATAAGTATAAAGTGGAATATAGATCCCCAGTGAGTAATAGGGAACTGCTCAAAAAATCTTATGTGTGGGCAGTATCCGCAGAAGAAGCTGTGGGCTATGCAAAAGAGAATGTTGGAATTTCGGGACTTATAGTGAATGCGGAGGAATCTAATGAATCTGATTCGTGAAATTTTCTTTAGTCCGATGGTCGTGGATGCGGCCGGAATTATCCTGATCGTGGCCGCATTGCCCATGGCGGGCTGGTCTTGGGCCGTGAATCACATGGCGGGCCCGAAGGTCAAAAACGCAAAGGAGGGCACATGAAAGCACATCTGTCGTTCCTGTGCAATGGTCAGTGTCGGTGGTGCAAGAACTGCTGGGATTGCAGTAAGTACAAAAAATCCTGGCAAAAATTTTCGGATGCAAAGATTGGAGATGGCAAAACAAATGAAGGACATTCGCCAGCAGTGTGTCGATGAGCAGGACAAGGCCGCACAGATCTTTACTTGGTGCATGGTGGTGGCTATGCATCAGAAAGAAGGCATTGGAGCCACGCGCCTAGCCCGGGCTTGTAATGAGATGCGGGCATTTCAAGCCCGCTACAAAAACAAAATCGACTCTGGAAATCGGAGGAAGGCCGCTGAAGCTATGCGGGACGTTTTAAAGGGAATCTGTGATTTCACGGTGCGTCTGCCACAGAATCGCGCTCCACGTAATTATAGGGAAGAACGGCTTCGTATGGCGCAGGACGAGGGCGCCGAAATCGCATGGCTGGTTATGGCCGCGACGGCGCATCTCTGACGTTTGGCTTTGGCAAGGAGCGCCTTGCACGGCTGAAGAAAGAAGCCATAGACGGCTATCGACAGTACATCGGCTGGGTCAAGACAGACGGCGAGGACTGCGCCGAGGAATGGCTGAAGCGCTGTGTGGAACAGGCCTTGCAGGAAGAACTTGAAGTGAACGACATCCAGAGCGGGAGCCACCCGCCAAAGCTGTACTATTCGTCTGGAGTGAACGTGGAAGATATGATTCGCGTGATGAGTGCTGTGTCTGCGAAGATGGCGGCAGAGCGGGGCATCAAGCGTGTGCCGCTGGCTGTTTTGAGCCAGAGCGAAATTTCCCGCTGCATGAGTGCCATTTGAGTAAACAAAAAAGAGGACTGCTTGCGCAATCCCCCGAGAAAAGCAACTCTATTATACCTAAATTGATGGATTTTGGCAACAATAGAACAGGAGGATGCGTAAAATGACTATCCCGGAAGAAATGATGGCGTTCATCGAAGAAACTGCCCGTAAAGCCGCCCGCGAGGGCGCAAAGGAAGTTGTGGCTGAGCAGGCTCGAAAAGCCGCAGGCCGGTGCGACCGCCGGTTGCGGAACACGAAGCTGCTCCTGAAGAACTACCGGATGTTCAAAAAGCACTGCACTGGTGCCGTCTACACCGATGAAGCTGGTGAGCATGATGGTCGGGAGGAAGAAACCGCACTGGAACTGCTGGACATGATGCTCCAGCGGAATAATGCCATTACAGTTGAATCCATCCGTAGCAGCTGCCGTCGCACGAAGATTATGATTCGTCATATTGATGCTATGCTCGGCTTGTATGAGACCTATTGCAATCAGGGCGACAATGAAGCACTGAAGCGGGGGCTGCGTATCATTAAAGCTATGTACATTGACGAGAACACTAAATCTGTGGAGCAGATTGCGGCGCAGGAAAACGTGAGCGCCCGGCAGGTTTACCGTGACCATGATGCAGCAGTGGATAAAATCTCGATGCTGATGTTTGGTATCGACGCATTGGAAATGTCTTAGCTCAATGTCAAAAAGATGTCATGGACGCGTCACGGCAAAAGTGGTACAATAATACCGTAAAATTCTAATCATAGCGCATTGCCCGCCCGGTTTCGCCACCGGACGGGTATTTTTATGCCCAGAAAGGAGGAAAGATACCGCCGCTCCCTAATTTGTTCCGCAACGCCAGCGGAAAAGCAAAGAAGGGAGAAAAAATGAATCAGCAAGTAGTGTATCAGGATATTTCGCAGATCCGTCCTTATGAGAACAACCCCAGAAACAACGAAGCGGCCGTTGGTCCGGTAGCCCAGAGCATCAAGGAATTTGGATTCCGGGTGCCCATCTTGATTGATGGAAAAGGCACGATCATTGCCGGACACACCCGCTATGAGGCCGCAAAACGGCTGGGCATGGACAAAGTGCCCTGCATCCGGGTCGATGACCTGACGGACGCGCAGATCAAGGCATACCGCATTGCAGACAACAAGGTGGCGGAAGCATCCTCTTGGAATGATGATGTGCTCCGCGCCGAAATGGATGCGCTGCAAGCGCTGGATGTAGATCTGAGCAGTACCGGCTTCAGTGAAGTGGAACTTGATGGCCTGCTTCGGGATGTGGATGATTCCGATTTTGAAGAGTTCTTCACAGAGCCTGCCCAGCAGCCGCCCAAAGTGGCCGATACAGGTTCGGACTCTGAAAGCCAGCAATCTGGACAGCCTGCACCTTTTCAGCCCGCTACGGCACAACAGAACGGCTCTAAGCTTATCCAATGCCCGCACTGCGGAGAATGGTTTGAAACATGAGGCTGTGTTTGGCGGGCACCTTCCCGGCAGAGAAGGTCGTGCGGGAAAACAGGCCGGAGTACGTTCTGGAGAGTTTTTTCTACATCAAGCCGTGGCAGGTCGAGGAAATGTCGAAGTGGAAAATGTTTCTTCTCGACAGCGGGGCGTTTACTTTTATGCACGGCATAGAAGCATCGTCAAAGCCGGTAGATTGGGATGGTTACCTGAGTCGGTACATCGACTTTATCAACCGCAACAACGTGCAGCATTTCTTCGAGCTGGATGTGGATTCCATCGTAGGCTATGACGCTGTAAAACGCATGAGAGTGCGCCTTGAAGCCGAGACAGGCAAGCAGAGCATTCCAGTCTGGCATCGCTCCCGCGGCCTTGACGAATTTAAAAGCCTGTGCAGGGACTATCCCTATATCGGCATCGGTGGCTTCGCGATCAAGCACATTCAGCCCAGCGAGTACGGCTACATCAAACGGCTTGTGCAGTATGCGAACGCCTGCGGGGTGCGGGTGCACGGTCTGGGCTACACCAAAAAGGACGCGGTTGACTTTGGCTTTTATAGCGTGGACAGCACCACATGGACTACACAGGTCAATTTTGGCGGCTTGTCCTACTTCAACGGCTCAGAAATGGTTGTGGTCAGACCCCCGAAGGGCATGATAGGCGCAGACTACCGGATTCGCCGAGAGTATGCGCTGAAAGAGTGGATCAAATACCAGAAGTACCTTGATACGAAAGGAAAATGGCGTGGATAAAGATATCGTATATCGCGTTGAGGATGGCATGGACAGAGAAAAAATTCTCTGCACTACCTACCAGATGCGGAATTTTTATATGCAGTTCAGAGACGGTTTCTTCACCAATCTGGACGTAATGAACTATATTCAGCACCTTGCCGCCGCCCACATGGCGAAAAAGGGCATGAACGTGCTGGATGTGTGCTGTGGCCGCTCTCTGATGCTCCCGCTGCTGCGCTACCACGCAAAGGATATTGCATCCTATACCGGCGTAGACATCAGCAAAGCGAACATCAAAGAGGCTATGCGCGGCGCAACCGCAAAGAACCTTGAACCTAAAGATCTGACTTCCTACTACCCGTTCCGGGTGGGTTGGAAGCTGGGCAACGTTGCTGAGATGTCGAAAGTCATCCCGGCGGGGTTTGCCGATTTTGTAATTTACACCTCTGCCATTGAGCATATGCACCCTACGGACGGCGCAAAAAGCCTTGCAGAATGCTACAAGGTGATGAAGCCGGGTGCAAAGATGTTTCTCTCCTGTCCGAACACCCCGGGCAATGGGTATCAGACCCAGTACCGCGCTCATGTCTATGAGTGGGGCTACGATGAACTGAAAGCCAAGCTGGCCGAAATCGGATTCAGCATTGTGCAGGAGGTGGGACTGGTCACCGGCGTCCGAGAGATGGACGAGTTCTATTCCAAACAAGAACCGGCGTTGCGGGACTTCTACTCCCGGATGAAAGCCTATGTCCCGTCTGCATTCCTTACAGCCTTTATGGCAATTCCGTTCCCGCGTGAAGCAAAAGAACTCCTGTTCATCGTTCAGAAGCCGAAAGGAGAAGAAAACAATGGCTAAGTTTGAAAATCGCTACGGCGTGCGTAAAATCGTCTATAAGCAGAAATGCCGGTGCTTCTGCCCCATCGGAAAGGCATACTACACCAATGAATTTACTGTGACCATGGAGCCGGCAGAGATTATCCCGGACTACTGCGAAATCGACAAATTCATCCGCGAATGTCTGGAAGGTGAAAGTTTGGTCATCGAGGAAGCAGCCAGCAAGCTGAAGAAGAAGCTTGTTGAGGACGTGCACCCCAGTTGGATCATGGTCGAATCTGCGGTGAACGACGCATCCCATGGCAATGTGGTCGTTATGGTATGAGGGGGGCAGGGGATATGAGAAACACCAAAGCTCTATGCCAGACCGCAGTTGTCGCGGCTCTATATGTCGCATTAACCACCCTGAACCCGTTGTCATGGGGAGTTATCCAGTTCCGGGTGGCTAATATGCTGTGCGCCCTCCCGTTCAAGGATAAGCGGTACGCCCCGGCGGTTCTGCTGGGGATTGCAATCGCAAATGCAACGAGTCCTTTCGGCCCGGTCGATGTGCTCTTTGGCCTGCTGGCTGAGGGGACTGCATACGCACTGGTGGTCTGGGGGCCGTGGAAAAGGCTGGGGATTCTGTGGAAAGCAGTCATCCTCTCCCTGTCCGTGGCTCTGTTCATCGGCGTGGAACTGTCTATGATGGTCGGTGCACCGTTCTGGTTGACAAGTGCTGGCCTGTTCGTGGGCACATTCCTGGCCGTGGAACTGGGAAACTTGATGATCTCCAAAACCGCTCTCGCAAAGGTCGTGTGAGAGGGGATGCGGCGCCGGCTCTGCAAAGGGTCGGCGCTTTTTCTTTGGAACAACACAACAGCCCGGGTAGATACCGGGACAGAAAATGAAGAAGGATAGTGGTGGCGATGTAGATGGAAACGCGAGATAAGGCGTTCACCCTTTATAAGAAAGGGATGGGATGCACCGAAATCGCAAAGAAGCTGGGCGTATCGCTGAACACTGTGAAATCGTGGAAGAAACGCTATTGGGATGCACAAAAGGGTGCACCCAAGAAACGCACCCCGCCGCACCCCAAGGGTGCATCTTCCAAGTGCACCCAGAAAGCCCCGCAGGATGGCAAGACAAAGTCGGGCGCACCGCTGGGTAATGTCAATGCAGTTGGCAACCATGGAGGCGCGCCGCCGGGTAACCAGAATGCCTTGAAACACGGTGGCTGGTCTGCGGTGATGTTTGGTTCTTTTTCAGAGGAAAACCAAAAAGCTATTCAGGACTGCACGAAGGACGTTGATGCAGAAGACCTGTTGATACAGGAACTCCAACTGCTGACCGCCCGGGAAGCTTTTCTGCTTCAACGCATTTCCGCTGTTCAAGAGAAAAAACAGCACATTCAGTCGGTGCATACCTCCAAGTCTGGCAGATCGTTTACTCGTTTGGACGAGGACAAGGAAAAAGAAGCCCACGACAAGGAGGCTTACATTGAGCGGATAGATGCTAAAGTCGATCGGGAAGAAAGGCTCCCCGGCACCACCGTGGAAACATCAACCACCGTCGAATCAAGCTACCTTATCGTGGAACGCTTAGAGCGGCTATTGACCGATGTACAGCGCCAGAAGTCCAAGGTGATACAACAGCTTGCCGACCTACGCAGAATGAGCAACAGCGGCAAGAATGAGCTTGTTGATGACTGGGTCGCAGCAGTCGAAGCCGCCGATGTTGATGCGGAGGACAAAAACGATGGCGAGTAATCGGCAAGCGGTCTTTGCCCGGCGGGTTCCTCTGTACCGCAAAAATCCGTGCCTGTTCTTCGCAGAGGTGACGGGCTTTGCCCCTGATCCGTGGCAAAAAGAAGCGGCTATGGCCATTGCGCAGCACCGTAAAGTGTCTATACGCTCCGGGCAGGGCGTTGGCAAAACCGCTTTTGAAGCAAACCTAGTTCTTTGGTTCCTGTCCTGCTTTTCGTATCCGCGCGTTGTCTGCACGGCTCCAACCAGACAGCAGTTGAATGATGTCCTCTGGGCAGAAATCGCCAAGTGGCAAGAGAAAAGTCCGATTTTGCAGGCTATGCTTGTATGGACAAAGACCCGCGTCTACATGAAAGGCCATGAGAAGCGCTGGTTCGCTGTTGCGCGTACCGCGACCAAACCGGAAAATATGCAAGGCTTCCACGAAGACAATATGTTTTTCGTGATTGACGAAGCATCTGGTGTGGCTGACCCCATCATGGAAGCTATACAGGGCACACTGTCCGGCGAGAACAACCGCTTGCTGATGTGCGGAAACCCTACGCAGACCACAGGAACGTTCCACGACTCACACACCATCGACAGCCAGTCCTACTACTGTATGAAGGTGTCCAGCCGTGATAGTCCCCGGACGAATAAGCAGAATATCGCTGACTTGGAGCGGAAGTTTGGCAAGAACAGCAATGTAGTCCGCGTCCGTGTTGACGGCGAGTTCCCGGAGAATGAGGACGACGTCTTTATTCCGATGGCACTCGCCACAAAGGCTGTCAATACTGAACCTCTGGAACATTGCGCTCCAGTCAGGCTTTCCATCGGGTGTGACGTTGCCCGCTTTGGCAACGATGATACCGCAATTGCCCAGAATACGGATGGTGATATCCAAAAGCTGGTCACGCGCCATGGTCAAGACCTGTACGCAACGGCAGATGATATCATCGCACTGTACAAGGAACTTCGGGCGAAATACCCGCGGTACGCTGGCATGATTTATGCAATCATCGACGATACCGGCGTGGGCGGCGGCGTGACCGACATCCTGAACCGGGAGCGCAAACGGCAAAAGCTGAACAAGCTGATGGTGATCCCGGTAAACTTCTCCAGCGCTGTGCCGGACAAAGAAGCCGCCGGGCGCTATGCAGATATCGCAACGTGGATGTGGGCTGTGCTGCGTGATATGGCAACGGCCGGTACCCTGCATCTGCCAGACGACGCAACACTGATAGGCCAGCTTACTACCCGAAAATACATCTTCAGCGGCGCTCCCTCGAAGCTGAAACTTGAAAGCAAGGAGGCTTTAAAGAAACGCGGCCTGACCAGCCCTGACCGGGCCGATGCCGTGGCTCTTGCCCTGTATGAGGGCGGCATCTTTGATATTCGCAACCTGATAGCATAAAAGCATAGCCGGAAAGGAGAAAAGGTGAAAAAAGTTATTCCCGGCAAAGTCAAAACACAACTCCGCCTTGACGGCTATTACAATGTGCTCAACAAATACGGCACCCAGCACGACAGCACCGAGTATTACCAGTGGGCATCCGGCACCGCTGTGAGCGATGCAGAACTGGCAGACTTGTACGCCGGCAACGGCTTGTTTGCAACCATCATTGATGCCCCTGCGAACGATGCTACCAAAAACGGCATTGACCTTGGAATCAAGGACAAAGACCTGCAAAAGCAGTTGGACGACCGCCTGCAGACTATACACTATCAAAGCAAGCTGTCAAAGGCGCTTCGGTGGGCCCGGCTGTTTGGTGGTGCTGCTGTCGTTATGCTGGTGGATGATGGTCGGCTCTTGCAGGAACCGCTGAACTGGCGGGATGTGCACGGCGTTGATGAATTGCTGGTGTATGGCCGGAATGAAATGTTCCCGCTGTGGATCAACGGGTATGAGAACAATCCGGACGATGAAGACTACCGCAAGGGCGGCACCGGCATCCCGGAGTATTATCAGGTAAGCAGCGTGTACGGCAACTACACCGTGCATTCTTCCCGTTGCCTGATTTTCCATAATTCCGACATCCCAGAAGGATCTACGCTGGCCAACCTCTACAGGACGTGGGGCATCCCGGAGTATATGCGCATCCGTGAGGAATTGAGGAACGCAAGCATCGGACCGGGCTATTCCATTCGCCTGCTGGAACGGCTGTCTATGGCAACCTACAAGATGAAGAACCTTGCCAATGTGCTTTCTACGGCAGACGGTGAGGATGCAGTTCTTCAGCGTATGGAAATGCTTGACCTTGCCCGCAACCTGCTGAATATGGTCTTTATCGACGCAGACGGCGAGGATGTCGGCATTCAATCCCTGTCTGTGGCGGGTGTTAAAGACATTTTGGACAATGCCTGCGCTATGCTGTCCGCTGTGAGCCATATTCCGCAAACGCGGCTCTTTGGCCGCTCTCCGGCGGGCGAGAACGCAACCGGCGAAAGCGACCTTGAAAATTACAAGGAGTTCGTGGGCGGCATCCAGTCCGGCGATTTGCGTGACAACACCCGGACACTTGTGGAACTTGTCCTGCGCGGCATGACATGGAGCGGCGAAATCAAGGAAGTGCCGGAGTATACCGTCACTTACAAGAGCGCATGGAGCCCGTCTGACGATGAAAAGGCAACGCAGGATCAGTCGGTGGCAGCAGCCCAGCTTGCCAGAGCACAGACCGCATCCACATACGTCACAAACGGAATCTTGGAGGCTACCGAGGTCCGCCGGGCACTGGTGCAGGATGATCAGTTCGATCCCGAAAACATCCTCACGGAAACAGACCTCAATCAGGAACAAGATTGGGGCTTGACGGATACCAGAGGGCAGATTCCTACATCTGGCGATTTCAGCCGGCAGGAGAATCCCATTGTTACAGATGAGGGCGATTGCGGCTATGTGGCAGGCTTTGTCCTGAACGATGGCAGAATCCTTTGCGGCAGGCGTTCCGATGGTCAGGGATGGTGTGGCCCCGGCGGTCACATCGAACCGGGAGAAACGCCGAGTGTGGCATTCCGCCGGGAAGCAAAAGAAGAGTTCAATATTGACGTAGGGGACATTACCTATCTAGGTAACTGCAAGGGCAAGCCGGATGAGGCACTTCCCGTTCAGATCTATCTCGTCAATGGCTTCGATGGCGTTCCTCGGTGCGACCAAAAGGAGATGTTCACGGCAACATGGATGCCCCCTGAACAGATTTTGAAGCAGGATGTGCCAGGCGGGCTGGTGTTTGAACCGTTTCTCAGAAGCGTGAAAGAGTACCTTGACCAGTTGGGCATTACGCTGGATGATTTTGACGAGAGCAAGCACAACCGCGATGAAGATGGAAAGTTCTCCAATTCTGGCGGCTCTACATCATCAAAAGATGCATCGAGCAAGGAAAATTCATCAAAAGACTTGAATGATTCTCAAAGTCATGCTAAAATAAATTCTAACGCAGTTTCGGCAAAAGGCGCGAACACTTTCAAGGTGAAAGGATTCCCCAACAAGCAGAAGCTGAACAACCACTGGCAGAATGGCAGAACCCACGCCGCTGAGTACGCTCCCGATGGCATTACGACAAAGGAACAGTACGAAAAACGGGCGGTTCAACTTTTGGAAAGCTCGTGCGGAAACGGCATAAAAGGCTACAAGACAAAAGAGGGCCTTGTGTGCCGGTATGACACGAAGAAAAATGACTTTGCAAAAGGTTCCCCAGAGAAGGGTGTAAGGACGATGTTCAAGCCTGACGATGGGGAAGATTACTATAAACGTCAGCTTGAATTGGAAGGAATCGAAGATGACTGAGAAAATCATCTGCCCGGTATGTGGGCAGCATAGCTTTGATGAAGACAACGATTTTGAGGAATGCCCTGTGTGCGGCTGGGTGAATGATGGCGTACAGAGAGCGGATCCTGATTATCGCGGCGGTTATAACCGCATCAGCTTGAACGAAGCTAAAAAGAAGTTTGCCGAAGGCAAAAAGGTGTTTGACTAAAATATTGACATTGAGAGCCTTTGCAGGTGACGTGAAAGCGTCCCTCGCAAAGGCTCTTTTTGTTTGCAGTCATAGCTCAGTTGGTAGAGCGCCTGCCCTCCAAGCAGGATGCCGCGGGTTCAAGCCCCGTTGACTGCTCCATATCGAGGGTTGGCCAAGTTGGATAAGGCATGGGCCTTTGACTCCCAGACCGCCGGTTCGAGCCCGGTACCCTCGACTTTTATGCTGGTGTAGCTCAATAGGATAGAGCAGGCGACTTGTAAACGTCAGGCTGTGGGTTCAATCCCCACCCCCAGCACCACCCGCCGTACACCGTAATCGGCACCTCGATGGCATGAGGGGGCACTGACCCTGCTCCCAACAGACCGCTGCGAAGCGTTCTGGCCTGCTCCATGACAGAGCCAGCGCGGAGCCATAAACCGCGTTCCTTCCGCTTCGCGCTTGGACGGATGCGCGCTGTAAGCAAAAGGTCAAAATTCAAGTGCTGCATGCCATAAGAACAAAGACCCTGCATCAAGGTGGAGATGCAGGGTCTTTTTGATGCCTGCAAAGGGAAGATGGTTCCCAGAAAGATAAAGAGGTTGATATGCCTGTGAAGAATAATGGGCCTGGCATGACCGGGCGCTCTTCAATGACGAAAAAATCAAAGACCCAGCCGGAGTATCCGCAGTGGGCAGAAAGCAAGATGCGCGCAATTGAAAATCGGCGGTTGAAAGAACTGCAGAAGGTTGTGCGAGAATCTATGCCTGAAATCCTTGCTATCGTTGCGGAAGAACAAAAAACCGGCTCCGACAGCATCAGACATGATGGATACAGCGACATGGTTCGCCGCATCCAGAACAGGTTCCGCATTATGCGTGACCGGCTCAGTCGGCGGCTGAAAACCGATCCGTTGGAACGGGATGTTCGCCGGTGCGCTGACTACACCGACCGGCGGCAACTTAAAGAATGGCAGCGCAGCGTGCGCGCCACGCTGGGAGTGGATATCCATGATGATTTCTTTCTCGGCGAAAGATACGACCTGATGCTTAAAAGATGGGTTGAGCAAAATGTCAGCTTCATTACCAGCATTGAAAGCGACTGCTTCGATGATATGGAGAACGTCATTATTGAGGGTTTTGCAAAAGGCCGCACCCCGGCGGCGATTTCCAATGAAATTCAACGCCGGTTTGATGTGACAAAGTCGAAAGCAAATCTTCTTGCGCGTGACCAAGTGGGCACTCTGAGCGCGAATCTGACCCGTACAAGGCAGGAATCCGCTGGGGTAGAGGAATATATATGGAGTTCATCAGGCGATGAACGTGTGCGTGAATGCCACCGTGAACTTAACGGTCAGAAATTCCGCTATGATGACCCGCCGGCCATGTGGTACATGACAAAGCACGGCAAAGTGTACAGCGGGCGGCATTGCAATCCCGGAGAGGACTACCAGTGCCGCTGTGTTGCAAAACCTGTCTTTAACTTCGATAGGCTGAATTCTGTAGCCTTTAAGGAGAAAAAACAATGAAACAGAATACCCCGCCGCTAGTCCTTCGGAGCGAAATGCGAACCGACAGTGTACCTGTCGATGAGCATTACAGCGCCGAGGGATATTTTTATGATAACCCCATTCTGACCCGCACGGGCATCTTTAAGTACACGCTGGAAGATGGCTCGGAGCGTCGAGAATTGCGTAAACCGGAAGATGTGTTTGACCCGGAAAGCCTTGCAAGCTATGAGGGAAAGCCCATCATCATAACCCACGATGCGCGAGTGATCGACAAGGACAATGCCCGCCGGGAGAGAGTGGGAACAATCCTGACCCCCGGACAGCAGGACGGAGAAACCGTCCGAGCAAGAATCGTAATTGATGATCCCGATGCCGTAAAGGCATCGGGTCTGCGGGAACTGTCTGTCGGGTACTATCAGGATCTTATCATGGAACCCGGAGAATGGAATGGAGAGCCGTATGATGCAATCCAGACCAATATCCGTGTGAATCACCTTGCGCTGGTCGCTGTCGCCCGCGCAGGTGATGATGCACGCTTGAACATGGACAGCCAAGATAACAATGGAGGTACACCCCCTATGGACGAGAACGAGAAGATGAACAACCCCACGCAGGACGATGATACTACTGTGGAAACCACAAAGCCCACTGCCGATGATGGCGAGACTCCCAGTGCTCCTGCGGCGGCTCCTGCCCTTGACCCGGCAGGCCTTGAAGCAGCACTCAAAGCCTATATCGCGGCCACCAACGGTGCTACCGCTGACGATGAAAACGACCCGGCGGCTGGTGACACCACTGATAAGCCTACCGAGGACGAGGGCGAAGGTGACGACCCTACGAAGCCGGACGTGCTGGCAGACATTACCGCCCGCCGTGATGCTATGGAAGATGGCCCGGCCAAGGCGGACATCAACACCCTGCTGTCTATGCTGGATGCTGCAAATGCCCGCGCTGATGCCGCAGAGGACGACACCAAGCCTACCGAAGATGAGGATGATACCTCGGACGATTCCAGCAACCAGCTGAACCATGACAGTGCCGCATCCATTGCCGCGCAGGTCAGCCAGCGTGTGGAACTGTGCCGGCTGGGCGATAAGCTGCATCTGGATGGCATGGAATCCATGCCGGTAATGCAGGCAAAGAAAAAGGTCGTTCATGCCGTTATCCCGGGTATGCGTCTGGATGGTAAGAGCAAAGCCTACATCAATGCGGCCTTCGATATCGCAAAGGGCAAAATCAATGGTCGCAAGACCGTGGCAGACCAGCGTCGTCAGGTGTTCAATGCTGATTCCGCAAATGCGGCAGTCCGCAATGTGACCAAGAAGAACGATCCTGATGCGGCCCGCAATCGTATGATCCAGCGTCATGCTGGCGAGAAGGAGGACTAAGCTATGAGCAATATGGCAGTACAGATGAACTACGGCGAGCCTAGCCGCGGTATGCCCGGCCTGCTTTATGACCGTGCGAATTACGATGCAGTCACCCGCCGGAACAGCGCAGAGGATGGCAAGCTGTTCTTTGGCTGCGGCGTTGTGCAGGGTGCGGAGCCCGGCAAGGACATCACCCTTCCTGCAACCGGCGCGACTGCCGAGAAGTTCGAGGGTGTTGTGATGTACAGCGCCAATACGGAGATGGACGATGATGGGGCCGTGCTCCTGCGCAAAGGTCAGATTCTGGATGTCTGCCAGACCGGCAAGATGTGGGTGCAGCTGGCCGATCAGGCGGAACCTGCTTACGGTCAGCCGGCTTATCTTGTGATTACCGGCGATGATGCAGGCAAGTTCACCCCGACCAAGGGCACCAATCTGGCGGTCAAGGCCCGCTTCATCGGTGCGGCCCAGAACGGCATTGCACCCGCCCAGTTCGCAGAGCAGATCTAAGGAGGTTCAATATGGCTAAGTATAATCCTTTCGACCCCGCCAACGGTTACAGCGAGGAAGACCGCCTTGCCCTGAACGGCAAGTGCGCCTCCCTGATTAACCAGGCATATAAGAACCCGTTCCCCGGCACGAAGATTCGTCTGGACGGAGCCGACAATGCAGGTATCTTCTTTGCCAAGCAGCTGGCTCATGTCAAGACCAAGGCATACGATAAGGACTTCCCGGAGCTGTCCGGCCTGAAGATCTTCCCTCAGACCAGCGAAACCGATGAGGGCGCTGCGTATACCGAATACTACAGCTATGAGCCGGTCGGCTTTGCTGATGTTATCGCCAACTACGCCAGCGACCTGCCCCGCGTCGATGTGAAGGGCACTCCCCATCGTGCGGAAATCGTCAACATCGGTGACAGCTACGGCTACAACGTGCAGGAACTGCGTGCCTGCCGCCGCAATGCGGTTCTGGGCATTATGAAGCCTCTGGACTCTGCGCGTGCTGAAGCGGCCCGCCGGGTGTATGATGTCAAGGTGAATCACCTGATTTGGCACGGTGACGAGAAGACGGGTATCATCGGCGTTCTGTCCTCCGGCAATAACATCCCCATCTATACCCTGCAGAACGGTGCAGCCGGTAAGGCCGACTGGGCATCCAAGACCGCAGACGAGATTGCGGCCGACATTGCTGGCATCCTGAACTACATCGACACCCTGACCCAGAATGTGGAGCACCCGGACAGCTGGGTCATGCCCAACGACCTGTACACCAGCCTGAACCTGCGCCGCATCGATGGCACCGGCGAATCCGTTCTGTCCTACATCAAGGGTCACACTCCCCAGATTAAGAACTGGGAAGTTGCCGGCGAACTGTCCAAGGGCAACAAGGACTACAACAGCACCGGCAAGAACATCGGCCTGCTGTACACCAAAGACCCGGACAAGATGTCCCACGATGTTCCCATGGCTTTCCTTCAGCACGCGCCGCAGGATCGCAATCTGGAAATCGTTATCAACTGCGAGGGCCGCGATGCAGGCATGATGATTCGTTATCCTCTGTCTGCCTGCCTGGTCTACGGTCTGTAAGAAAGGAGCAACACCATGAAGATCAAAAACATTTCCGTGAAGCCCATCTGTATCGGCGATGCATCCCTGCTGCCGGGCGATACTGCAGAAGTCGGTGACACCTTTGCTGACGCTGTTGGCTTTTACATCAGCATGGGACTGATGCAGGAAGTGCAGGAGAAGAAGACACGCGGCAAGGCCAAGGCTGGGCAGGAGCCCGATTCCGATGCTCCGGCAGAGGCTGAATCCTGATGGATGCACCTGATATCGCCGCCATTACCAAAATTGTAAAGATGGTGGGCACCGAGTTTAAAGCCATGCCGGATGAAGATATTTCGTTCTGGATTGGCCTGCAAGCACCGGTTATTTCGCAGAAAAAACTCGGAGCGGACTATAACCTGGCCGTGGCGCTTCTGGTGTGTCATGCTATGAAAATGGCAGGCAATGGCGACAGTTCTCTTGGAACCATTGCAAACACCGGGCGACTTGCCAGCGTATCTGAAGGTGGCGTAAGCATTTCCTTTGCTACCAGCACCGCCGGGACTACCGGGGATGCTGAGTACCAGCTTACTTCCTACGGCTTGCAGTTTATTTCGATTCGGAACCGGCACATCGTGCCTATCATGATTCGATAAGGAGACCGTCCCATGGCGGTAGTTGGAGACATCGGACTTGACCTGACGCCAGAGGGCAGAGCGGCGATGGAGCGCCTGAACGAACTGGCCGATGTGACTATAGAGGTAGGGTATCAGGCAGACCAAGAGGCGGCTGACGATGAAACATCACTGGCCGAGGTTGCCTACTGGAACCACTACGGAACCCTCCACAAAGACGGTTCTGTGATGATTCCGGCCCGTCCTTTTATGGACACCATCAAAAAGCACTCGGATGAACTGTCAGAGTTTTCGCAGCAGGCCCTGTCCTCATTGGAAACAGCTGATGCAGTTGCCAATGCGATAGGTTCGCAGGCAAAGTCCATGATTCAGGATGTAATCAAGGATGAGGAATGGGCACCCAATGCGCCCATTACCATCGAGGGCGGCTGGATGATGAATGAATATGGCAAGAAAGGCCCGGTGCCTGTGCATATTGAGGGCAAAAGTTCCACGAAGCCCCTGATTGATACGGGCACTTTGCGTCAGAACTGCCAGTACGTTATCACGAAAGGAAAGAAATGAACATCTTTAAGCAGATGTACACTGTGCGCCGCTATAAGGGCACCAGCTGGGACAGCGGCACGGCCGAAACAACTTACTCGGATATGCAGCTTCCGCTCGATGTACAGGCCAAAACGCGCCGCAATCAGGACGATGCTTCCGGTCGTTCCACGAACGGCGTTCTGACCGTGTATAGTGATGTCCAGCTTTTTCCTACGGAACCGGATAAGCAAATGACCGGCGACCGCTTGTTTTACATGGGACAGTGGTACGCCTGTAAATCGTCCATCTACTGGGGAAACACCATCCTGAAGCACTGGATATCGGAGTTTGAAGCCGTTGAGGGCGAGAAAGGGGAGAATGCCAATGACACCAGCTGAGTGCCGCGAGGCGGTTCGGCTCATGTTTGTGGAACTGTACCCCCATTGCACAGTGATTTACAGCTATCCCAATTCCGTTCGTCCACCGCTTCCGTATGTCGTTCTTGACTTTGAACGCATCGAGCCGGTGAACTCGTTTGAGTACGTCAAGAACGGGATTCTTTGGCAGGAAAAATGCAAGCGCATTCCGTTTTCTGCTGAACTGGTCACCGAGAGCAAGACGGAGCACGCTGCCGGGGTGAAAAAAGTTAGTTTGTCAACGGTCGTGGACGACCTTGAACAAGCTATTCAGTTCTTTGATAGCCAATACGCAGGTGACAAAATGCGCGCCATGAATATCACGGTATGCACGGAAGGGTCACCTGAACCAATTCATAACAGCGCGCCCGGCGTAGAGAGGGCGCGCTGTTCCTTTTATGTGGATTTTGTGCAGCGTACTAAGGAGTACGCCGCCTTGGTTCCGATTGACGGCGAGTATTCGGAAGACCATGCCAGTGCAGCATCCAAAAAAGTTGCAGACATGGAAGCCGGATGGTTTGACGAAGTCGAAGTCAAAAAAGAAATCCGAAATGAGTAAAGGAGCGAAACCACATGAATATCGACAAAATCGTTGAGGTCAATATCCAGATCTCCGAAGCGATGTCCATTGATGGTGGTTATGACACCATCCTCATTGTCGGCCCTCTGCCTAAGGCCCCCGGCGGTCGCGTTACACCTGATGTTGCCGGTTATGCGAGCTTGCAGGACCTCAAGAGCGCCGGATTCGCAGCGGACGACCCTGTGTACATTGGTGCCAGCAAGGTGTTTGGACAGTCCCCGAAGCCGCCCGCGGTAATGATCGCGGTGCAGAAGCTGTCCAGTGGCTCCACCGAAAAGGTGGATGTGACTCTTGACCGAGCCATCGGTATGCCGGGCTGGTACTGCATCTGCCCGGCGGGCATCAAGGAGGACTTCTACCAGAGCATTGCCGACTGGACAGAAGCCAATGAAAAGCTGTGTATCTGCGAGACAACCGGCATTTCGTCCTCTCCGGTATCGGATGCAATGCTTCGCACTGCGGTCATTCACGCTACCGCCGAGAACGACTGCGTGAACTGTGCTTACGCCTCCCGGTTCCTCTCCTATGACCCGGGCAGTGAGCAGTGGTGCTTTAAGTCCCTTTCCATGGTGTCTGCACAGGGACTGTCCACCACGGATATTGCAAGTCTGGAAACACGCAATATCTCGTATTACACAACTGTTGGCAGCAAAGCCATGGTGCAAGGTGGCAAGGTGAGCGGCGGCGAGTGGATCGACACCATTCGTTTCCGTGACTGGCTGAAGACCGAAATTCAGTCCAAGGTGCTGAACTTGCTTCTGGGCTTGCCCAAAGTGCCTTATACCGATCAGGGCATTGCGCTGGTGCAGAATGCTGTCATTGATGCGCTGGAAGAGGGCGTGCGTGCTGGTGGCATTGTGCAGGATGCTTCTTCCGATGATGGAGAAGCGTCTCGTGCATATACCGTCACCGTGCCGCGCGCGGCCGATTTGGATGCCGCAACTCGTAAGAGCCGCCGTCTTACCGGTGTGACATGGACAGCACAGCTGGCAGGTGCCCTGATCGCCGCGAAAATTGGCGGCACACTGAATTACTGAGAAAGGAGAACCGCTAAATGCGTGGAGATGTAACCGTTTACTCCCCGAAAAACGTTCTGTGCACCATGGGCATTCACATCGCGTCTGGTTTTACGGAGGATGGCTTTATTACCATTACTCCGCAGGGCGATGGCGTGACGGATGAAGCCGGTGCAGATGGCGAAGTGGTAATTTCGATTCCGGATGATCCTCGTTATGAAATCAAGCTGGTCCTGCAGTACGGCTCCAAAACAAACAACTGGCTGCTGAAGCAGTACAACAATAACAAGCAGACCCCGGGCAGCGGCCTTTTCAATATGCAGATCAAGGATCTGGGCTCTAACCCGGATTTCACGGCGTCCAAGGCATGGGTTTCCAAGCCTGCCCCGTGCGCTTACGGTAAGACAGGCCAGAGTCAGGAGTGGACACTGCGGGCTGTTGGCAAGATGGAACCGAAGAACTGAAAGGAGAAAACCTGATATGAAAATGAAACGCATGGAGATGCGCGACATCACGGTTGGCGAATACCAGTTCAAGGTTCGTCCATTCGGTGCCAAGGATGCCACCTACATTTTTGGCGATGTTGCATCTATCATCCTGCCGATTCTGGGCACCGTGTCGGTTGCTAGCGACGATAAGGATGCTGTCAACATGGAAATGTTTGACGGGATGGACATGGACAAAGACTCGCTGGTCAAGGCGCTTGCCCGCATCAATGGCAACGCATTGAGCAAACTGGTGAGTGAGCTCCTGCTGGATCACAGCAATATCCGCGTTTTGGATCCTGAGAAAAACACTTATGAGGTCATGGGCGAGGATGATTTTGATGAAATTTTCTGCCAGTACCTCGCCGGAATGCTCAATCTTTGTGCTGAGGTCATTCGCTTAAACTTCAGCGGTTTTTTCAAAGATGCGAGCACCCTCTTTGGAGGCCTTATCAAAGTGCGCCGGGCGGGCAGCTCGAACAGTACGGAGAGTTCGACAACGACAGAGTAACGAACCTTGAATGGATTATGTATACCCTGATTCGTGAGCGGGTGGCTTCGATGTACGAACTGACCTATGTTTATAATCTGGATGAAATGCTAAAACTCTACGACCTGATTATGATGCAGCGGGACATTGAGTACGCCAAAAGCCAAGAGGACAGAAGGGGGGATACATAAGTGGCGGCGAAGGAAACTGTAATCGGAAAGTTCGTCAATCAAATTCTGTTCAAGGTCGATAAAAGCTCTGTTGATGACGCAAAAAGCGCTATCAGCGAAGTAAAAGGCTTTGCAGCTAAAGCACTTGGCGCAATCGGCATCGGCTTTTCCTTTACTAAGCTTGCTAGTCTTGCAGAGGAATTTGGCAGTATCAACGATACCATCCGCGGGGCAACCCGCGAGATGGGAGATCAAGCGGATATTCAGCAGAAGATTCTGCAAGGGGCTCAGGATTGCCGCGAAGAATACGGAGCCATGGCCGGAGATGTGACAAAGCTGGTGCAGTTGAACAGTAAACTGTTCCCGGTTGATGATGCTGTGAAGTTTGTTTCGCTTGTCGAAAAGCTGGAAAAGGGCTCCGGCAGAGAAGCAAATCTTGACAACACCATGAGTGTACTGCAAAAGGCTATGTCTTCGGGCAAGCTGGACAAATCTGGCTTCTCCAACTTAAAAACAGCTGCCCCGGAGGTGGTGAAAGCCATTTCGTCTGCAATGGGAGTGTCCGAAAAGCAACTCCAAAATCTGGCAGAGAGCGGAAAACTTTCCGCAAAGCAACTGAAAGAAGCGTTCTTTGCGGCGGAAAGCGACATTCAAAAGAACTTTGACGAACTCGGTTTCGGCATCGGGGACGCTCTTACTTATGTCAGGAATCAGTGGGGACTTTGGCTTGCAGGCGCAGATGACATGCTTGGCATCACAACCAGTATTGGCAAAGCAATAAAAACCATAAGCGATTTCCTGATAGGAAAGGCACAGCGGCTGACTTCGTGGCTGAAAAGCATTTCCGAGAAACTTGGCGGCGTAGAACAGTTGTTGAAGCTGATTGCGATGGTCGCCGCAGCTCTGTTCCTTGCAACCAACGGAAGCAAGATTCTGTCTTTCCTAGCGGGCGCAGTGAAACTCCTGCAAGGATTTAATCTGCAAACTGCCCTTGCGGCCGCAAAATGGCTCTTACTGTTCCTTGTGCTGGAAGATGTTTTTACTTTCCTGCAGGGCGGCGACAGCGTCTTTGGGCGACTCCTGAGCGAGGCTGGTGTTGACGTTGACGCATTGAGAGAGAAAATCAGTGCGTTCTTCGAGGGGGCAAAGCAATTTGGCCGAGACGCTCTTGATTCGCTGGGTCAGTTCTGGAAGGAACACAAAGGTGCGATTTTAGTTGTTCTGCAAGCCCTTTGGCAAGGACTGGTTGACCTGACCGCAGACATCATCACACTGGGCGGACACCTATTCGACCTTCTGGCTGGCTTGATTACCGGCTTTCAGACCGGTGATTGGACGCAATTCCTGACAGGCTGCAAGGAACTGTGGCAAGATTTCCTCGATATTCTGAATGGTTTGGGACGCGCTGCATTTGGCGAAACATGGGAGCCATTGAAAGAAAGCGCACAGGCAATCTGGGATTGGCTGAAAGGATTCTTTGACTGGTTCGGTGATAAAATCACCTGGGCTAAGAATCTGTGGAGCGGCGTAAAAAATTTCTTTATCGGTGGAAATGGTGATGATACCGATGATTCCGATGAAGGGGACGGTTCTGATAAGAATTCGTCTGGTTTTAGAGGCGTGGGAGGCGGGAAGTCCTCTGGTGGCAGCGGCCGCACAAGCAATGGGAAATCACCGACAGGGGCGCAGGCTTCTTCTGGGGGCGCTGCCGCAAGCAGAAATGCTGCCAGCGCGTTTGTTTCGGGGGGAAGGCCGGTATCTACGACAACGGCATCGCAGCGGCCAATTGCTCAAACTACTAACACCAAAAACATCACTGTAAAACAGGAAAACCGACAAAGCTACACGTTCCAAGTGTCTGATCGCAATGCCGCATCCAAACTGCAGTCTACCGTGAGTTCGCAGTCCTCGCAATCTACGAAAGATTTGACGCATGCGCTTAATTACGGGAGGTGATGCCTGATGGAAGCGACACAGCCCGCACGCTTGGGAGATTTTGAATTCGATGCTATCATCAAACGTCCGGAAACATTGTCCAGCAAGATCCCGGACTACGCAACGGAAGAAGGGTATAGCGCCAGTGACCACATCTGTCTGGAAGCGGTGACGCTTGATGTCACAGCTGTGATTTCTAACGCGCCGATTACATGGGCGGACCGGCACCCGGCATCATCGAGCCGGGTACAGAGTGCTGTCGAGGAGTTGCGGCAGTTGTGGGAGAAAAGAACACCGATGACCTTTACGGCCGGCGGTGACAGCTATGAGAATGTCTGCATCGAGAGCGTGACGTTCCCCAAAGAGGAAAGTAACTGCGAACGTATTGAACTGAAATTGAAGCAGGTGTCTATCAATTCGACAGAAACTGCCAATATCAGCATAAAGTACGCTCGCGGAGGAACGTCTAAAAAGAATACCGGTGCGAGCCAGAAGAGCACCTCCACGGCAAAATCTTCCAGCAGCGGAAAATCTTCTTCCCGCAGCAGTATTCTTTGTTCTGGGGCAAAAGCCATAGGATTGTTTAAGTGAGGTATAGGCGATGGATTTGGAATACTATGAAATCTCTGTGCCGGACCGAAACGATTCCATCATGCGCGTGAACCTTGATGAAGTGTACTACAATCTCCGGCTGACATGGAACGCATACGGTGGCTTTTGGATGCTCAGTATATATGACGCAGAAATGAATATTATCCTCGGCATGGCGCGACTCGTGCCGGGGACGATTTGGAATTTCTACTATCAAACCCAAGGAGGTCCGCCGGGCGTTCTTGGCGTTGAAACGGAGCAGGAAACAATTGGCCGCAATGATTTTGTGTATGGAAAGGCAAAATTGTTATACCTTCCTGCAAAACAGCTTGGAGTGTAACAGATGGACATCTGGGATAGACAGTACCGAGTAAGAATCGGGAAAAATAATTCTGTTGGCCGCGAAATCGGAAAGCCTAACGAAAAAACGAAGAGGGTTATCCGATGTTCCTTTTCCTGTGAAATTGGCGATAGTTCAAGTTCTAATACAGGAAAAATCACACTTTGGAATCTGGCGGATGAAACATTGCGCCTTTTGGAGCAGGAAGATTGCCTGATTGAACTGCGTGCTGGATATGGCGATGACCTGCCTGTTATTATGGGCGGTTCTCTGACGTGTTTTGAAACCGAAACAAACAGCGCGGATCGACAGACCACAATTGAGTTTGTGGATAGCTTTACATCCGCACGAGATACAACGGTGAGCCTGAGTTATTCGGGTGTTGTGAACGGAGAAAAAATCGTCAGGGATGTTGCTCAAGAAATGGGGTGCGAAGTTAAGCTTTCTCCCAAGGCTAAAATGATCGACTTTAAGAATTTTGCTTTTGTTGGCACAGGAAAGACGCTTATCGGGCGGCTGTGCGATAGAAGCAAGCTTCGCTGGAGCGTTCAAAACGGAATCGTTCAAATATGTGCTCTGGATGAACCTCTAACGATGGCGGCTTATGTCCTTTCGGCTGATTCCGGTATGATTGGTTCACCGAAGCCTTTCTTTGAATCCGCATCGACCAGTAGCAAATCTTCAACGAGCAAGAACGCGAGTTCTAATACGACCAAAAGAAAGGCCAAAAAAGGCATTGAAGTTACATATTGCCTAAATGGCCATATTCAGATTGACGATTATGTGAAAGTGGAATCCAGAGAGTACAAGGGGAACTACCGAGCGTCAAAAATCAGGTTCACCGGCGATACGGAGGGCGACGATTGGCAATGCGTTGGGCAGTTTGTGGAGGTGAAGTAGCGTGGATCAGGACTTCCGCGATGCAGTCGTGAGCATCATCGACCAGTACATGAGGGATAATATCCACACCTCGGCACCTGCTAAGGTCGGTAACGTGTCCGAAAACTTCACTGCTGAATTAACGCCGGATTTGAAAGTAACGACCGATGATGATAGGGAAGTACCCTACCCTAAAATTTCGGGCACGGCCATCCTGATGCCTACCGGAGCAGGCGGCACAATCGGGTTTGCGTTTCCTGTGCATTCCGGGGATGGATGTGTGGCTATTTTCGGAGAGGGCGGCTCTGGAACAGACTTGAAGTGGGACTTATCCAATGCAACCTTGCTGCCGGGCTTGCCTGCATCGTCTAGCGAGCAGGTTAAGCGTGCCGGCAGTGAGGACGCAGCAGTTGTTTTTGCGCCGACTGCGACCATCACCGTCAAGAAAGACAGCATCGAACTAAAGAAGAAAGATACTGTTGTCACGATGAAAGATGACTCTGTCACTGTAAAAAGGGGAACGTCGGAAATCAAGGTGACCAATGGGAGCATTAAGTCGAAAAACGGAGGCACTTCGGTTGAGAAACTTCCTGCAAGTGTGAAAATTATCACAGCGACCGTTGATGTGACTGGCAATGTGAAAATAAAAGGAAATGTTCAGGTTCAGGGCAATGTGGATATTTCTGGAACGTTGACACTTGGCGGCATCGTGATGAATACGCATACTCATGCGGGTGTGCACGGGTTGACAGGAGGGCCGCAGTAATGGCATTGAAAGACCTTGCGCTTGCGGCTGATGGAGATTTGTTCATCAACGAAACCGGCGATTTTGAAATCATCGATGCCGTTCGGCAGGGTGTGCAAATTCGTCTGCGCTGGATCAAAGGAGAATGGGTGTTCAATACCGCTATGGGCACGCCTTACTTTGAAACAATCCTTGTGAAGGTTCCGAATCGAGCCTTGATCGAGAAGGCCCTGCGAGACCAAATCCTTGCCGTTGATGGCGTAACAGGGGTGGGCACCATCAACCTTATAAAGGGTGCAAAGACTAGAACGCTCCGAGCGTCTTTTACCGCGACCACCACTGAAGGAGAAATAGAAAGCGAGGTGGAACTGTCCCATGTCGGACTACGGAGTGACGGATAAGGGCTTTCAGATGCGCCGACTGGATGAAATTTACGCCGACATCTGCAAAAGGTTTAAAGACGAGGTTGGAGTTGACCCATCGGAGAACCCACAAAGCGTGATGAATGTCCTGTTTACAATTTTTGCGGATGCCCCGGCGGAACTCTGGGAGGCTTATGCTGCTGCATATCAGCAGCTTTTCCCTAATACAGCCTGCGGCGTTGCGTTAGATAACGTGATGCAGGTGGGCGGGGTGAGCCGCATTGGACAGGCCAAAACTAAGTATTTTATCTCTTGCACTGGTCAAGAGGGAACAGTCATTCCGGTTGGTGCTTTGATTCAGTCGAGCAGCCGACCGCAACGTACTTTTCAGGCGGTCAGCGCATCCATAATCTCCAGCGCAAACTGGAGAAAGCTGGCGATTCGTCCGATTGAAAGCATTGCAGGAACCTTTACGTTTGATTTTGGCGTTTCTCGCAATGCGACCAGTGGAGAAGTTGGAACCTATGCAGAAAGTTCCAGCATCACAAAGAAAATGACCGTGTCCTCGTATGACGATGCGTACTCGCAGATGCTTGCGGCCGTTCAGTCCTTTGATGCCTTGGGAAAGTTCGGTATCACTGTTTCGGACGAAACTGACGATCAAGGAGAGCATTCGATCGTTTTGACTGCATCGGGCGCTGCTGACAGCTTTTCGGCAACGTTGTGCAAGTACATTACGGTTACGGAAGTGACCAGCAATATCCAGTTTGAAAGCGCGGAATATGGTAGCTATGTGCTGGCTGATGGTGTTATCACACAGATTGTTACTACCGTGGACGGTTGGACATCCTGCACCAATGATATCACGCCGATTAAGGGTCGGCTGACCCAGACGGATGCCGAAGCCAGAACAAGTTATACAAACCGAGTCGCAAGCCGCGGCACCGGCACGGTTGCGAGCATCGTTTCACTTTTATACAGCGATGTGGAGGGCGTGACCTTTGCGGCTGGATACGAAAATTACAATGATACGACCGATGCGGCGGGCAGACCACCGCACAGCATTGAAATTGTGGTTCAGGGCGGCACTGACGAAGACGTGGCCAATATCATCTGGAAGAACAAGGCGGGTGGCATCCGTGCATACGGAAAGCATTATGCTTACGCTACCGATGTCAACGGCAATCGGCAGTATTTGGAATTCACTCGCGTGAATGACGTTTATCTACTGCTTTCTATTACGGTTACGAGTTCTGGCGGACTGGATGATGATTATGCAGCGAGAATCAAATCTTTGCTGATGGAGGAGAATCTTTCGGCGGGTGCAACGATTCGTTTGCAAAAATTCATTCGTCCCATTATGGAGAACGTGTCCGGTGTTGATTATATCGAAATCCGGGGCTTGCTGAGCGAAAAGCCGGAAATTGAGACGGTTGTCGATAGCTCTATGCTGACCGGCATAGTACCAGTTCAAATCAATCAGCAGCCCATCATTAGCATGAGCGGCATCCGGGTGGTGAAAGCATGATTGACGCTTACAAGGAAATGTATGGTAAGCTGCCAATGCAGTTTCAGCTGGAATCCTTTGAAGAAAGCAAACTGGGTGATTATATCTGCGACACCGTAGATGATCTGAAGGACCTACCTGAAGATTGTGAGATGGGGAGCATCGCCAGAATTATTGCCCCGCCTGCAATCTATCGAAAGAATTCGGACGGGAAATGGATTTTACAGTTTTCCAGCAAGGGGGTGTCTTGATGGGCTATGAAGTCCTAAAAGAAATGCCTCTCAGCGTTGAAAAAATGTCAAATTTGGACGGCATCATTTGGGCTGTTGCGCCGGAGTACGAAAATGCCTCTTTGTTCCTTGGGAGGCTGGAAAATCTGAACGATTTTGATAGCTGCACAGGCGTTTGGCTTGATCGGCTTGGACAACTAGTCTGTCTGACCCGTCAGCAGGCTGGAGCGATGATTGGAAGCCGAGAACTTGCAGACGATGATGATATTTATCGCGTTTGCCTGAAGTATAAGGCTTTTGTCAATTCCTGCCGCTGCACTCCGGATGAAATCATCGAAGCAACCCAAATTATTTTCGGTGCAACACAGGTGGTTTATAGCGAACGACGAGACACGCCGGCAACGATCTTCCTTTCAATTTCAGCACCGTTTTCCGATATGGTTATGTCTATTCTAGGAACGCATGACCTTATTGTGCGTCCTGCGGGCGTAAAGGTTCGCGTGGACTGCTCGACAGAGGATGCGGAAACTTTTGGCTTTGTGGATCTCAATCCGCGAGTTGCAGGTTTCGGCGAAGGAAAGTTTGCACAGTCCATCAATTAACTGGGGGTGATTTATTATGGCAGAAGGTCGCGCCGGGGCGCTTGAAGATTATGCAACTGCGGCGTTTTCTATGTCTGGCGTGAAGCAAGACATTTCGTTGGAGGATTGGAAAAGCGGCTGGGCTTCTATTGTCGGTGGTCTGAACGGAAAACCGACAAGCCAGCAGTTCAACATGGTCACGTATATTTTGAGTGCCTTGCTGAATCAGGCTATTTCTGACCTGTCTACTGTCAAGAGGACGGCAAACAGCGCAATGCCTAAGAGCGATTTTACGGCGAAGCAGATTGTGTCCCTGCTGGCAGCATACGGGCTGATGAAAGGTTGCGATGCTGATACGGTTGATGGTAAGCACGCGAATGCTTTCGCACCATCTACGCATGAGCATTCGGCAAGCCAGATCACAAGCGGAAACCTTCCGATTGAACGCGGCGGTACGGGTTCTGGCACCGCCGCTGATGCCTGCAAAAACCTTGGCGCAATGCGCAATGCGGGCGGCACTTTCACCGGAACGGTATATTTTGCAAACGGCACGGTACATTATGTGACATCCGCAGGTGATGCACACTTTAAGTCTTTGGCAGCGTCGGGTGATATTTCCGCGCAGCGTGTCTACGATGCGGTTTACAACGACTATGCGGAGCTCATGCCGCGTGGCGAGCAGACCGAACCCGGTGATATTATCGCTCTGGATACTGGGAGCCAGACGGAACGGTATATCAAGGCCACGAACCTATCTGGCCGTATCGCAGGAATTCACACGGATGAGTACGCTATGCTCATTGGCGGAAATAAAGTAGCTGAAGGGCAGGATTTCCTTGAGGAAAACCTGCCCGATTTTATTCCGGTGTCCTTAGCAGGACGTGTTCACACGAAAGTGGTTGGACCTGTCCATACGGGCGATTACATCGTTCTGTCCAGCACGCCCGGCGTTGGTCGTGCGGTTGGCTCGTGCGAATCGTACCCGGCAAACAAAATTGTGGGATACGCCTGCGAGGGCGATAACCGAACGGATCTGCGGCTTGTGAAGGTGAGAGTAGGTGGTGTGTGATGGCTCAAAGAAGCACAAAGGTTTACTCGGCCGACTACACAGAACTTAAAAAACAGCTGGATGCTGAACTTAATCGTCGCGGAAAAAGTGAGGGCACAGCCCAAGGACAGAGCGTTGGAAGTATGTCTGCATACATACAGGCCTATACGACATCGCCGGGAACTGGGCGGCAGATCATCAATGAGCACATCCAGAAAATCACACAGCCGCTTTCAGCTATCACAGGAAGTTCCATCACCCCGGCAAGCGGGAGCAAAGTTGCAGCAGATATTTTGACACAGGCCGCTGTGGTTCTCAGCCAGCTTAGTGCGATCCCAGAAACATCGGCATCCAGCGGATGCGCTGGTGCCTGCTCAGGGCTTTGTACTACCGGCTGTTATTCTGCCTGCTCCAGCTGTACCGGTTCATGTACGGGCGGTTGTACCGGCTCGTGCACAAAAAGCTGTGCCGATGATTGCACTGGTTCTTGCACCGGCTCTTGCGTGAGTACTTGCACAGGAACCTGCACCGGGTCTTGCACTAAGTCGTGCGCCAATGATTGTGCCAGCACCTGCACAGGAACCTGCACCGGGTCTTGCACTGGCACCTGCACAGGAACCTGTACACAATCGTGCGCCAATGACTGTGCAGGGAGCTGCACGGGTACTTGTACAAGCACTTGTACAAGTACCTGCACTGGTTCCTGCACAGGTGGATGCAATACAACTTGTACCAAAAACTGTGCAAACAATTGTTCCGGAGGGTGTTCTGGGTCATGTTCTGGAGGATGCGACGGGAGTTGCGATGGGTGTTCTAGCACATGCGAAGGCGGATGCAGCGAGAATTGCAAAGATGACTGCTCGTCCCAGTGCGTATCATCTTGCAAGTCAAACTGTGCAAAAGACTGCGGTGGAACGTGCCAGCTTTCATGCGTTCTTAGTTGTGGCAAATCTTGCAATAACACTTGCAATAACACCTGCGGAACAACTTGCGGGGAGTATTGTAAAACTGCCTGCGACACCGCTTGTACCAGCTGCACTGCCACCTGCGCAGATAACTGCGAGGGTACATGCAGCGGAGGTTGTACTAGTTGCTCTGGCTTTCTTTGGTCCAAGAATTAAGGATAGGGGGAATAGTAAATGGAAGCCGTTCTTCATTTCGCACATAATGCTGACTCTGAGGCGGAGGTATCATATCTCAGAAACCTGCCAATCTTGAAGGTTCTCCAGCAGGAAAACGTAGAAGTGACAGATTGGAATGAGCTTCTTGCTTCTGCTCCGAGCGGTGAAGACAGCCTGTTCTGGTGCCTTGGCTATGCTGGCACTCTTTGCGCTCTTGATGCTACCGATTTTGACAGCTGGTTCATCTACTGCCTTACGGTTGTGGATTCGGCACTGGAAGCTTGCAAAATTGACAATGCGTCCAATGAGCGCAAAAATCTGCTGGCGCTCGGTCTGGCGGCGCGAACGTTCAACTTTGCTGCAAATCCTGTCACAAAGCAGCTAAAATGCGGAGATACGCTGCGGAGCACCGGGGAATATGTCTGCTCCGAGGATGCGGATATCTTTGCTATGTGGTACGTCCTCCGCACGCTTACTGACTACTTGCGCTTGGACTTCAACAACAATCTTCGCGCACTAACTTCTGCGCTTGGAACGATGAACAAGATCCGCGCACGTTACACGCAGATTGTGGAAAGACTTCCCAAGATGGACGCTTGCTGAGAAAGGAGCAAACTGTGAAAGTTATCGCGTTGAAACCAGAAGAAAGCGAAACCTTGGAACGGGCTTTCTATGAAGCGGACTCCTACGAGAGGCTTATTTCCGTCCTTGGCCGGCATCTGAATGCGGAAGCAAGTGCCGACGCCAAGGACATCATCATGCACTATGCGGAACCGTGCCGCGCATCTCAGATGAAGCTCAAAATGGTGCAGGATAAGATTATTTCTCGCTATACGGAGCATGAGGATGAAATTAAAAGATTCTGGTTCGATATTGCCCGAGGGGAGGTACATCTCCTTGACCCGTAAAAGACACGAAGACTACTCCAACATGGTACAACGGTTATACGCGGGCGATGATATTTCTGTAAATCACGCGCTCTGCAGAAATATCACCTTTCAAGTAACAAGCGGGTGCAATCTGCGGTGTTCATATTGCTATGAGCACCACAAAGGCGCTGAGCACATGAGTATCGAAACGGGTCGAAAGATCGTGGACTATCTGCTTGATCTGTATGAACAGGGCGACTCCGACTTCATCAACCGCAACACCAGAGCTGTTGTCCTTGATTTCATCGGTGGTGAACCCCTGCTGGAAGCGTCCTTGATTGAAAAAATCTGTGATTATTGGTTTGCGGAATGCTGGCGGCGCAAAATTCCTCTGGCGCCATTTACCAGAATATCCTTTGCTACGAATGGAAAGCTCTGGTTCAGCCCTGAAGCGCGGCACCTTTTTGACAAGTACCACGAAATGATGTCTGTGACCATCAGCATTGATGGCGTTCAAGAGCTGCACGATAAGTACAGAGTGGACGAGCACGGAGTCGGTAGTTTTTCTCTGGCATGGAGAGCATTTCAGGATGCGAAGCACAGATTTGGCTGGCTAAACTCAAAGATGACCTTTGTGCCGGGATCTTTCCGGTATATCGCAGACAGCATCAAGATGATGCTGGACGAAGGGTGTACCGATATTGCGTGCAATTACGCATACGAGCCTGTTTACACGCCTGCAGACGGTCGGACCTTGTATGAGCAGATGAAGACTGTTTCTGACCACATCGTTTCCAAGCAGCTTGATGTTTCCATCACCATGTTAGATAGCATCCTCGGTGGTAAAACCACAAGCGACACCAATTTTTGCGGTGGAACGGGAGCGATGATGTCATTTGCTCCTGATGGATCTGCGTACCCCTGCATCCGGTATGCACCTATCAGTATTGGTGAGGAAAAGTCGAAGAAAGTTCGTTTCGGCAGCGTCTATGACGGTCTGTACACCACAGATGCTCAGCGCAGGGCAAAAGCAGAGCTCGATGCCATCACCCTCACATCGCAGTCTGAGCAGAAGTGCATTGACTGCCCTGTATCTGCTGGCTGTGGTTGGTGTTCTGGCTTGAACTACGAGATGTATGGAACAGCCAATAAACGCTTTACGGGCATCTGCTGGGCTCATAAAGCCCGTGTGCTTGCAAGCGCGTACTATCACAACCGGCGGTACATCGAAATAGGGGATTGCCTTCCTATCAAGGCCGCACTGTCCGAGGCTGACGCGCTCGAGATACTTCCTGCCGCTGACTATGAAGAGTTTCTTGAAATCGAAAGAGCAGCCCTTCTGAAATTCGCTGATGAAAACGGAATCAGCTGAAAGGAGAATATATGGCGATTCTGATTGCAAGTACCCTGCTGGAAACTGAGACCGAAGCGTGGTACTCATTCTATGTGGACACGATGGAAGATGTCAAAGGACTGCCTACGAGCAAAAGCACAGGTTCATCGTACAAGGTCAAGAAATTCGCAAAGCCGGCCAGTCAGGCATACTGCATCGAAATGGCAGCGCAGTACGTTTTGGATGGAGCTGATGAATGGCGGTTGCTTTACGCGATCCGCGATGATGTGGCAGATGCAATTTTGAAAAACGTCGAAGAAATCAAGCGGCTGGTAGCCAATACCAGCGCTTCAGAGCAGGCCGCAGCGCAGAGTGCATCTGCCGCGAATGCCAGCGCAATCGCGGCCAGTAAGTCCGAAAGAATCTCCACGGAAAATGCGTCTTCTGCGGCGGCAAGCGAGCGTGCATCGAGGGATAGCGCGGCAGACGCTCGAACATCCGAAGGAAATGCGCTGAACTACATGAACCGGACAGCGGACATTGCCAATCAGGTGGCGGGATCGGCGGCATCTATCAATTTTGCATTTGGACCGGATGCCGATGGCCGTTTCTCCTTTTTTGTCCGCAGGAGCAGTTAAAATCACGGATTCCGTGATTTTCTAACAAAATTCAGATTTACAGATGTTGCATGGCTATAATCTGGAAAGGAGTTTCTATGTTCAAAGTTATGCAGCAGTATGGCACCGCAGCCCAGCCGGCCACGGTGTACTACTGCGACGATGAAGCAGATCTGCAGAATATCAAATCTGCACCGATGGGGGCGCAAGCACTGGTTATCCACACAGGCAATATCTACATAGCCGATTCTACCGGGAAGTTCTACCCGATGTAAGGATGGTGGCGTATGATTGATATTTTGACCTACGCAATCGCTCGCAGGAAATCAGCAGCAAAATTGGATGAACTGTATAGCCAGACAAAAGCTGTTGCGGATGCGGCGAAAGATAGTGCAGAGACCAGCAAGGCCGCTGCCGAGACATCGAAGGATCTGCTGAACAAGACGACAGCTGCGGCCCAGCAGGCTGCGGCAAGCGCTGCTTCTGCAAGCTATGCACTTGGCCCGGACGAGAGCGGCCGGCTGTCGTTTTTCATCAAGAAAAGCACCTAAAAGGGGGTATAAGAAATGGGTGACACATGGGAACTTATCAATCATCCTATGAGTGATGAAACCGGTCGGGAACTGGCCGCTCAGATGAAACGCCAAAATGACATTTTGGCAGGCATTGCTGCCGGTACTGCCGGCGCAGAATTCGTGGATGCAACATTCCGCGGTCTGCTGGATGGCAAAAATACCACAGAAATCTTCTGGAGCTGGTGGCCGCTGTCTGCCGGTGATGGCGTGACGAAGTATCAGCGTCTGGAACGCTTTGCGAAAATGCTCGCAGAGAGCGCTCGCAGCAAAACCTACACCGTTCGCTTCTACAGTGATGATGTGAGTGGTGATTACACCGGCACCCCGCTGGATGATCTGGCAGACGGGCGTGAAGCTGCTCCGCTTCTGACTGACACCAGCCCGGAAACCGCAGACTGGTCGGAAGAGGATCCTTTCACATGGTACATTCGCGCCAATGCGCTGTCCTTGGAAGATGGCACCATGAACGTGCTGGCAGTTGAGGGTGAAACCGGGTTTGACCTTTCCGGCGAAACCGCACCCGTTTACTGCTTCGCTCTGTCCTTGATGCTGAAGGAGTGGGAGGATGGCGCCTACATCTATAACAGCTGGCGCACCTTCTCCGGTAGCGGTTATGAACCTATGGCTGGTGATGTAGCCCCGGATAAGAGCCGCCGCTGGCTGACATGGCATCCTGCTTTCTACGGCGGTAAAAATTCCAAGGGCGGCATGACCAGCGGTGCTGGACTGCCCCCGATGCCGTGGACAAGCGCCAACGCTGCTATCCCTCTGGCTCGTAAAATCACCGCTTATGATGCCCTGTGGACTGACTGCGACCAGCAGTATGTTCTGGCTCAGTGGCGGCTGCGCCATTGGACGCTGAGCAACAGCGGCAAGCTGGAGGGTTGCACTAACTATAATTATCAGTACACACTGGCGGCGACAGAAACCGGCGTAAAGCGCGTGCTGGTGACAAAGGCACAGGGCGCAAATTTCCTTGTCGGCTCCGCTGTATGCCTTGGCGAGCGCGGCGCAAATACCAACAATGACCGTAATGCGGCGTACAACCACGATATCCTTTCGTGGGCTGAGATTTCCAGTATTACCAATGTGACCGTGAATGACACGGAATATACTGCGCTGAATCTGCTGATCGACACGCCCATTGATACCACGACCACCATGATGGTATCTACCATGCCGTGGAAGTCTGGCACAACAGAGGGCGTGCAGGGTCACAGCGATGGATGCCGGGGCAATCTGACAAACGGCAAATATCCGTACCGTGTGGCTGGCATCGAGATGCAGATTGGCGCCTACACGGAACAGCTTGACCCTCTGTGGAAAGCCAGCATCGTGGACGATGACCACTGGCACTACGATGTGTTCGCCTGCCGCAGCGGTGAGAAGCAGGTTGGCTCCATTTCCAGCGACTACGAGCAGGTCGGTTCTTTCGATCTGAACGACAAGGCAACCTGGTCGTGGCACTACATCCGCAAGCTGGGAAAACTGGGCAACGAAGCTATGACGTACGAAAAGTTCGGCGGCTCCGGCTCCACCTATGTACGGGCTGCGTTCCTTTCGCCCAGTTCGGCGGGCCTGTTTGCCCCTTGGCGCGGTGGCTCCCTGCTTGGCGGTTCCTCCTGCGGTCTGCCCTGCGCGCGTGGCCACGCTGGCCCCGGCGCGTCCAGCTGGTACGGCGTGCCCCGGCTTGCAGGGTCGGGTAAAAAGAGAGGGTGAATATGTGCCGCAGGCACATAGAGGGGGTGTAACCCCCTTTCTCCCGTAAGCGTTTCCTTGGTTTTGGCGGTCGTTTACGACCGCCAAAACCTGAATTTAAAAACGGAGCAATGAAGCGGCGTGTGGCTGCGTTCAATTCGCCCAGTTCGGCGGGCCTGTATGCCCCTTGGCGCGGTGGCAACCTGAATGACGGTTCCAACTGCGGTCTGCCCTGCGCGAATGGCAACAATGGCCCCGGCACGTCCAACTGGAACGGCGTGCCCCGGCATGCTGATGATAAATAATAGCTCTCAAAAGGGCATAAGCGTTTCATTGCGCCTGTGGTTTAGCCACTAAGATCATGTTATACCGACACCGTGCAGCTGAGCGTTTCGAGAGATACGGACGCATTGGTGAGAGCGCGGCCGCAGCCTATAGGACTGCGTGGCGGCGAGTAGTAGAAAACTGTCCTGCCTGATTTAAGGCCGGGGACAGCAACCGAAAGTCGTTGAACATCAGCAAGTTTGGAGGCTTTAGGGACATGAAAACAAAGAGGTATCTTCCGCTCACACACGAAATGTGTGAGCAGTCTGTCCTTGAAGCGTTTGATAAGAAGTGGTTCCGCCGAGACTACCTCGCCACGGTGGAGAAATATGGAGGTGTTAGCCGTGCAGAATTATCGCGCGCCGCCCAAGTAAACGACTGGAATGCGAGACTGGAAGCGGTGAATGGCATTGCTTTTGAAATGGAACAGCGGGTGGAAGACCTGCTAGACGGAGAAGCGGAGGACCTCGACCTTGACCCGGTGAGCGTGTTCTACCGGATTGACGGAATCAGCATGAAACGCCGCCAGCTGTCCAACTGCTGCCCGCTGCATCAGTGCTTTGGGCATTTGGCTGTTATCGGCCTGCGCCCGCTATTTCGGGCAAAATTGTTGCCGTACCAGTTCGCCAGCATCCCCGGAAAGGGCCAGATCGCATTGAAACGACAGGTCGAGCACTGGCTCCGCAGAAAAAGCCTCGGCATCCAGCACGCTGTCAAGCTGGACGTGCAGGGAGCATACGCACACACAAAGCAGGAACTTGTGATGAAGATCCTTCAAAGGGAAATTCCGGGCGCAAGGTGGCTTTTGGCTGTGGTGCGGTGCCTGTTGGCCATGGCTCCCAGCGATGGGCTGCTCATCGGCGGTTATCTTGAAGCGTGGCTCTTTAACCTCGTTGCCAGCTATATGCTGGTAAAGATTATGGGCTATGCAAAGACCCGCCGGGGCGCTTCGACTCCGCTTGTGGTGCGCTGCGGCAGTTATATGGACGACCTTGTTTTACTTGGGCGACGATGGGCCGACATACAGAGCGCGGCCCGGAAGATTACCAAGTGGGCACTGGCTGAACTCGGCCTGACCATAAAAACAGACTGGGTGCGGGTTGACTTTCTGAGTGCATCAGAAGAACATCAGCGGCGGCATCTGACCGGCGCGGCAAAAGGATGTCCGGGTCTGGATATGGCTGGCTATGTGATGCATCGTACTTATACGACGATTCGCCCCAGAATTTTTATAAGAGCACGTCGGCAGTATATCCGGGCAAAAGAGGATGTTGTGAATCAGGGACATATCCCGGTCTGGCGCTCCTATAAGTTGGTTAGTTATAATGGATATTTTGACTGGACAAAGTCCCGCGGCATCACCGAAACGCTTGGTCAGAAAAAGCTGTTTAAGGCCGCGAAGGTTGCAGTCAGGGTGTATACGCAGAGAAAAACAATGAAAGCGAGGATAGCAGCATGATTTTTACCGAAAATCTTGACCATAATCCGCAGGCAGTGACGCTGGAAAAGCTTCCGGATGGCACTGCATGGCTGTATATGCGCAAGGATGCGCATGAGGTAAAAACCGAAGCGCCGGAAGGGGAGCAGGGCGGTACATCGTGGGAGTGCACCACGGCCCTGTGCAAGCTGGGCGCTGACTATAGCGAGGAAACGGCTGAAAGCATTGCGGCCGCAGCGGACGATTGGTGGGTCTATGCCGAAGCGTGGACGACTGCTGATGAAGCTGCGCCATCTCTGGAAGAGCGTGTGAGCGTGCTGGAAACTCTGTTTATGGGAGGCGAACTGTAATGGGCAAGGAACAGTTTTATCGTACTATGTACCGCATGAAGAAGATCACCGCTGCAGGCGTGTGGGAAAAGGTTGACGAGGGTGAGTTGACCAAGGCACAGGCCCTGCGCATCTGCGGGCCGCGGCCGAAGGAAGCCTGACAGGGAAGGTGCTATATAATTGAGCCGAGAACAAAAACTCGAAGCTCTGCTGGCATCTGCTGTTCACCTTTTGGACAGCTGGGAGGATATCTCGGCCGAAACAGGAGAAGAGCCGGAAGGATATGGCGAACAGAGAGCAATCCTGCAAGCCGAGTATGATGCTATAAGATGTTGAGAGATGCCGTGCTGGTGGTCAGCACGGCTTTTTTGTTTGAAATGGAGGTGGATTTATTTGATTTCTCCGTACAAGGGCACATTCAGAGTATCGCAGGCGTATCGCAACCTGCGGGCGAATGGAACGTACCACCAAGGGTATGATCTGGTAGGTATCAGCGACAAGAACATCTATTGCCCGGTTTATGGCACGGTTGTTCGTGCCGGCTGGGAATGCGCAACACTCCCGAAGAAAGGCTTCGGCCAGCGTGTTGTGGTTCGGATCGGCACGACTGCCTACTATATGTATTTTGGACACCTGTCCAAAATCAGCGTGACCGCGGGTCAGAAGTTGAAACCGGGCGACCTTATCGGTGTCGAGGGAAGCACCGGGCACAGCACGGGTAGTCACCTTCATTGGGAAATCCGCATCAACGACATTCCGACAGGATATGTGTCGGTATATCAGTATGCCGGAATCCCCAATGTGGCGGGGTCTACGGCGTACACAGCGAACTGGGCCGCAGAACTCTTTGGCCCCGGAAACCTGAAAAAGTTCACCAGCGCTTTTCCGCAGCGCATCTACAATTCGGTTCTGCAGGGGGCGCTCGGCATCGACAAGGACGGAATCTTCGGTGCAAACACGGAGAAGATGGTCAAGGAATTTCAGGAAAAGCATTCCCTGACCGTTGATGGCATCGTTGGTGCAAAGACAAAAGCAGCTCTTTTTAAGCTGATTTAAGGAAAGGGGATTCAATCTATGAGCATTATGAACATCGTTACGGCGGTCGCTGTGATCCTGATGATTTCTGTTCTGACTGTTGTGGCTATCCGCTTCGGATACAAGGCGCTCCTGATCGAGTGGGCAATCGATGCCATCTCCAAAGCGGAGAAGCAGTTCGTTGGCACCAAACTGGGCGAGGCACGCCTGGCAGTCGTTGTGTCTTGGCTGCGTGAAAAGGTGCCTGCGCCGATTCGTTTTCTTGTGACGGACGATTTGATTCGCAAAGCAGTCCAGACAGCGTTTAACGCTGCAAAGTCTGGGCTGGAGGTACTGAAGAATGCTTAAGCGGCTTGTGAATTGGCTCTTGGATCGTCTCCCTGTAACGAGATGGATCGAATTGCTGACACAGCCGGAGGACTGAAAGGAGGATGTAGGTGCTTGCAGGAACAGCTGAAACAGTCACTGTCGCCGTTCCGGCGTGGCTTTTAGCGGTAATTGCTTTTCTTGGAACACTTCTGGGTGGAGCAATTAGCTTTGCCGTGAATCAAATCCTTATCAAGGGAGCTGCCGATCGTGCTGCAAAGAAACGCGAAAAGGACGATGAACAGCGCCGAGAACGGTATATTTTGCAGATGGATAGCCGAAAGGCTACATTTGACCTGCTATCCTGCATTTGTGCCGGCATTGAGCGAATGGAGACCGAAACGGGTCAGATTTATTGGAATGGAGAGTTGAAAAGAAGCCTTGCACATCTGGAAGGTGTGGATGAGCGATATAGGGAATCCGACCAACGCCAGCTTGCCGACCTGAATACTCGGAGCAAATGATTACACCCCCGTTACCCATCAGACTATAAGTCAAAGTGGGTAACGGGGGTGTTTTTTTGCTTTTTTACGATAAAAAATAACAAGATTCGTGATAATCTAACATTTTCCTGACTTTTCCAGTGGAAAAAGTTATCTTTTATTGTAAGGAGCGAGCGAGAATATGATTAGAATTTTACTGTCCAAGAGGCTAGGCGAGCTGAAATGGACACAAGCAGATCTGGCACGCGCCACGGGTATTCGCCCCACTACGATCAGCGATTACTACAACGAAATCGCCGAACGAATGAATCTGAATCACTTGGACCTCATTTGCGAAGCACTAGACTGTAGCCCAACTGAGATATTGGTTCGGGAGCCAAATCCTGAACCGCGGGTGCGAAACCGAACTGGCTTTGAGAAGCCTGTGGCAGACCAAAGGAAAGACGGCGAGTGAGAGAGGGGACAGCGTAAAGCTGCCCCCTTTTTCTATGCCATTGACCTTCCCTGTAAATGGGTGTATTATAATAATGTATCTAACACATGAACAAATCATTTGATAGATAGCTAAATCCTTATGACATCAAATTGACAGCAATCTATCGTGCACTCAAAAACACACAATGGAAATAGTGCAATTTTTGCACGCCGAAGCCGGGAAAATGGACTTGATATAACCAAAAACCAACTTTCCGGAATCGAGCTCGAGTAATCTACAAAACCCGAAAAGTATTGATACAATGCGATATTTTGAGAGCTGAAAGGCTCTGTGATACTGCTTTGATACTATCGGGCGATTATTCATAAAGAGAGACATGAGAATGCCCTCTGAGAAACGGTAAGTTTTTCAGAGGGCATTTTTGTGTCTTTTATTCTTTACGCCACTTTTTCTTCGGCTCGTATCGGCCGCAGCCATCGGCAGTCTGGGGCCAGTTGAGCTTCCATTCCAGATACTCTTCTTTGGTGATCTCGCCCTCCCGGAGCTGCTTCTTGCGGAGCTGCCACTCCTTCAGGAAATCATCCAGCAGGCGATAGCGGAAGCTGACCGCCATGTGTTTTTCCGGGAGGTCCGGGTCGGTGGTGTCTGTGACCTCATAGAGCCGGGTGCCAGAATAGTGCTCGTCCAGCTCGAACAGGGTGTACATCACATCCTCTGCGGCGTATAGGGTCGGCTCATAGAGGGATCGATAGTTCACATCCAATACCTCCGCAATCTTGCGGAGCAGCTCTTCCTTAGGTGTACGGGTGTTGCTTTCGTATTGCGCGATACGGATGTCTGCGCTCTTCTCCTCAAACCCGATGGCAATGCCCAGTTCTTTCTGGGTCATACCACGAAAGTTGCGGGCGCGCTTGATACGGTCACCGACTGCCATGCGATTGCCTCCTGACTTAAACATATTTGTTGAACCCAGTATAGCACAGAAAAACAGGAGGTGCAATAGAAAATAAACAAAAAAGTTTAAGATTTTACCCGAAAACCTCTTGACTTAACGGAATGTGTTTAGTATAATGAGGGCACAAAAAGATAAGCAAAAATGCTTAGTAAAATTGAATGACCGCCAAACTGACCCAAACCGCCAAGACCTTCCGAAAGGAAGCGAGCGCTCCGTAAGGGGACGGCACAGCACCGCAAAGGGGATATGCCTGCCGGAAGTCAGCGAGGATGAAGCGGCACCGAAACGAAACCGACAAGGAAAGGACAAAAAATGGCAAATAGCATTTTTATCAAGGCAGACGAGCTGGCAAAGGAGCTGGACATCTCCCAGGGTCTGGCGTACAAAATGATCGCCCAGTGGAACGAGGAACTGAAGGCCAAAGGCTACACGACCGTAGGAGGCCGGGTAAGCAGGAGGTACTATCAGGAGAAAATCTACGGGGCAGGAGAGGAGTGATAGGATGCCAGCCTACAAGGATAGCAAACAGGGCACATGGTACGCTTCCTTCTACTTCGAGAACTGGCAAGGTGTGAAGCAGAAGAAGCTGAAACGGGGGTTTGCCACCAAGAAGGACGCTCTGGCGTGGGAGCGGGAGTTCCTTCTTCAGTAGGCAGCAGACCTGACCATGACCCTTGAAGCGTTCGTGGAAATTTATATCACGGACAAGAAAAAGCGACTCCGGGAAAACACCTGGTCTACCAAAGAGCACATCATCCGAACGAAAATCTTACCGTATTTCAAAGAAAAGCGGCTCAGCGAGATCAAGCCGCGAGATGTAATCGCATGGCAGAACGAGATGTTGAACTACCGGGACAAGAACGGCAAGGCCTACTCGCCGACCTACCTCAAGACGTTGCATGGACAACTCAGTGCCATTCTGAACCACGCCGTCCGGTTCTATGGGCTGAAATCAAACGCAGCGGCCACAGCTGGGTGCATGGGGTCGGAAAAGCACAAGGAAATGCTCTTTTGGACGAAGGAGGAGTACCTCAAGTTTGCGGAAGCGATGATGGACAAGCCGCAATCCTACTACGCCTTTGAAGTCCTCTACTGGTGTGGCATCCGGGAGGGCGAGCTGCTGGCTCTGACCCCGGCAGACTTCGACTTGGACAAGGGGCTGCTCTCCATCACCAAATCCTATCAAAGGATGAAAGGCCGGGATGTGATCACTGACCCGAAAACGCCCAAGAGCGTCCGGGTCATCCAGATGCCACAGTTTCTGACGGACGAGATCAGGGATTACCTGAAATCCCTCTACAAAGTCCAGCCAGACCAGCGGATCTTTGAGGTGACCAAGAGCTACCTGCACCACGAGATGGACAGGGGAGCCAAGGCAGCCGGAGTAAAGCGGATACGAATCCACGACCTGCGGCACTCCCATGTATCACTGTTGATCGAGATGGGCTTCTCGGCGCTGGCAATCGCAGACCGGGTGGGGCATGAGAGCGTGGACATCACCTATAAGTACGCCCACCTCTTCCCCTCGAAGCAGCAGGAGATGGCGCAGAAGCTGGACATGGAGCGAAGGGAGGGATGAAAATGGAACGAGTACTCGACCAACAAGGCCGCTGGCGGAACAAGGTAGTAGCCTTCCGAATGTCCCCGGAAGAGGACGAGATTCTGGAAGCCAAGGTAAAGCTCTCCGGGCTGACCAAACAGGAGTATATCATCCGCCGCCTGACCGACCGGGAGATCACTGTGGTAGGCAACCCAAGGGTCTACAAAGCCCTACGAGGCCAGATGGAGCTAATCTATCAGGAATTGCAGCGGCTGGCCGTGGATGAAGAAGTCCCGCCGGACTTGCTGGAGACCCTGCAAATGGTGGCTCTGACGTTGAACGGACTTAAGGAGGAATGCGAATGACGGACAATAGAAAAACGACCGTACCGGGTGCATCTGTTGGCGCAGATGCGGTACAGTCGTCCTCAAAAATCAACACCAATATTATAACAAATTCTGACAAGCAAATCAATCTGCAAGCCGCGAAAAAGTCAAACAATTTCGGGCTGAACACGGTATCAATGACCGAACTGTACGACACGGTGTATCCACCCCGGAGACCCATCGTGAACGACCTGCTGTACAGCGGCACCTACCTCTTTGTAGGTGCGCCCAAGGTGGGTAAGTCCTTCTTCATGGGGCAGCTTGCCTACCATGTGGCGATGGGGCTTCCGCTGTGGGAGTACGAGGTGCATCAGGGCACCGTCCTCTACCTGGCATTGGAGGACGATTACGCCCGGCTGCAGCGGCGACTCTCCCGGATGTTCGGGGTAGAGGAGACCAACAATCTCTACTTCGCAACGCAAGCTAAGTCCGTGAGCGAGGGACTTGACCAGCAGTTGGAAGGATTCATCCGGGAGCACCCGGATGTACGGCTCATCATCATCGACACCCTGCAGAAGGTGCGGGAGATCGGCGGTGACCGATACAGCTACGCCAGCGACTACGAGATCGTGACCAAACTGAAAACTTTCAGCGACAGGTACGGCATCTGCCTGCTGGTGGTTCATCACACCCGGAAGATGGAAGCCGAGGACAGCTTTGATATGATCTCCGGCACCAACGGTCTGTTGGGTGCAGCGGATGGCGCGTTCATCATGCAGAAGAAGCGGCGCACGGACAACACCGCACTACTGGACATTGTGGGACGTGACCAGCCGGATCAGGAGCTGACATTGGAGTTTGACCGGGAACGCTGCGTGTGGGAGTTCCAAGGAGCCGAAACGGAACTTTGGAAGCTGCCGCCCGACCCGCTTCTGGAAGTGGTGGCAAAGATGCTCACCCCGGAACAGCCGGAGTGGAGCGGTGCGCCCACGGAACTTCTGGAACGTCTGCCGGGTGTGAGCATACAGGCAAACATCCTGACCCGGAAGCTGAATGTGAGTGCCGACAGGCTCTACAACGACTATGGGATTCGGTACGAAAGCAGGCGCACCCATGAGGGCAGGGTGGTCAAATTAACGCTGGAAAATTCTGGGGCGTGACGATTCGTGACGGTTGTGACGGTATTTTTGCTACTATGTAAAATACCGTCACAATCGACACAACCGACACGGGATAGTGATAATGATGAAAAACGTGCAAATTTCACAGGAACTTTTCGTCGCCTTGCTGCATTATCATTTGAGCAGCGAAAATGAGTACGAAGAGATGATTGAACAGGGCTTGGAGCAAAAACTGGATGCGATGCTGCGGCATGAGCTGTATGCCCAGTACAAGACAGCACCCACCGAGGAACAGCGGGAGCAGGCTCGGCAGGAGTATCTGGACAGACGAGGCGTGCCAGAAAGCTTCCGCTGGTGAGTTCCTCTATTGGCAGAGGACAGGAGCGTGTCACGCTCCTGTGAATGCAATCACGCAGGAAGGTGGTGTTGGACCGGGCAGCGGCGAGGTGCAGCGAAACCCCGTCCGCAGACGGAAGCCCCCGGCAGGGCGCAAAGGCATCTTTTGATGGACGGAACGTCTGTCAAAAGTGCTTTTGCGTTTACTTTCGACGAAAGTAACAAAGCCTTTGCCGTGTCCGGCACCAGTACCTTCTCCCAGAGAAAGGACGTGCGATTGAAAAGAACCATTTCCGCAATGCGGGGTCCCGGCTCCCTCAACCATAACCGGAGAAGTTTCACCGCTGAAAACGTAGACCCGAAGCGCAGCAGCCTGAATGTCGTGTACCGGGATGAGCCGATTCAGAAGGTGTACCACGAACTGTTTGACGAGGCAGTGAAGCGTTACAATGCCAAGCAGAAGCGCAAGGACCGCTATATCACCGACTACTATGAGCACCTGCGGACAGGCAAGCAGGAAAAGCTTTTCCATGAGCTGATCGTCCAGATCGGCAACAAAGATGATATGGGTGTCCTGACCGAGAATGGCGCACTGGCAAAGGAACTGCTGGACGAGTATATGCAGGGCTTCCAAGAGCGGAACCCGACACTGCGGGTGTTCGGGGCTTTCCTCCACATGGACGAAGCTACGCCCCATCTGCACATCGACTTCGTGCCGTATGTGTCCGGCTGGAAGGGCAAAGGGCTGGATACAAAGGTTTCCCTGAAGCAGGCGTTGAAGGCATTGGGGTTTGCAGGCGGTTCTAAACGGGAATCCGAGCTGAACCAGTGGATCAACGCCGAGAAAGAGCAGCTTGCTGCCGTGATGGAGAGGCATGGCATCGAGTGGGAACAGAAAGGCACCCACGAAGAGCACCTGTCTGTGCTGGACTTCAAAAAGCAGGAGCGTAGTAAAGAGGTAGCGGCTCTGGAAGCTGCCAAGCAGGAGTGTCAGGCTGATCTGGCTGAGATGCAGGAGCAGCTGGAAACCGTGCAGACAGCGGCAGATGCAGCGGAACAGCGGGCGCAACAGGCAGACAAAGCCTACCAGAAGCAGAGCCAGAAGCTGAACAAGCTGGCTCCCATTATGGATGGGCTGGAAAGCCTGTCAGCACAGTATTCCCAGCGGCCAGAAGAATGGGTGCCAGAAGCAGCCACATTTGAGACCGCCAAGAGCTATCGGGAGAAGAAGGCCATGCCGCTGATCCAGAAGTTGGTGAAGGTACTCTTTGCTCTCCATCGGAAGTACTGGGAGGTTAAGAACGAGAGGGATAAGTACCAGTATTTCTATCAGGACGAGAAGAAAGCTACCCATCATCTAAGCCAGCGGCTGAAAGAGGTGGAGGCTGAAAACTCTCAGTTCTATGCGATGAAACGTGATTTCAAGCGAGTGTGGGACTATTTCGGTGCCGAAAAGATGCAGCAGGTCATTGGGTTTATGAGGGAGCAGGAGCAGACCACAGATAGGAGCCAGAAGAAGAACAGGCAGAACAGCATAGAGCTGTAA